AGTTAACTTTCCCATTTTTAATGTCATAATACAATTATTAAAAAAAAATAAAATAGAAATAATGATAAATAATATATGAAATATATTCGATATAATATCACCTTTTATAGTAAAAATAGCATTAAGAACTGAATGAGTTATATTTACAAGTAAAAATAGGAGAAACATTAAAAACTCATAAAAGTTTTTCCAACGATCATCTTTTGGTCCAAAAATTGTTTGTCTAATTATATTATAGAATGGAATAATTAAAATAACAATATATATACCGATTAATATATTCATATCCAAAAAAGAATTTTTTACATTATCCATATATTGTATAATAAATGTAATAAATGTTATTAATAATGCAGTAAGTAATATATAATAAAAAAAATTTGCAAATTTTTTCAATTCTTTCAAAAATGATATCATATATAAATATATATATATAAAAATCAAATATATATATATTATTTTATTTATTATTCATTCTTGGTTGGGCACGTAACCTCTGCCTTTTTGGAATGGATACTTTGATACCAAGGTTTATATCCTAGTTGATATACAAAAAATGAAACGAGACCAAGCAGCAATGGTCCTTTTAATAATAACATTGTAAATTTTTGAGTATCTGGAGGTTTTTTGGAGATATAAGGAAGGATTTTTATAATTTCAGGTAATTTAAAACAAAATAAAATATATAAAGCAGTAAGATATGTAAAAAAGGAAAGACTAATCCATTCAGGGATTCCAAAATAAGCTTGTATACATAAATCTAATCGTGAATTTTTTTCAGTACGAGTATGAACTTCACTGAAGTCCCATAAACTATTTTTTACCCAATTAGTATTATGGCTTGTTTGGATAGTTATAATAATAAAAGCAATCATAGATGTTATATAAAGAATATTACATACACTAGCAAAAATCATTTCATACCATTTGGAAAATCCACTATAAAAATCTTTTAACACATTAATAAGAGAAAAAATAAAAATAGCTGATAGGACTATAGGATATAAAGATAAAAAAGTAGGAGAATTATATTTTAATTGATCTGCAAATGTATGAGAAATAGAACTAATAAAAGGAATTGATAATAAAAGTATAGTAGCTCCTAATATTATAATATTTACAATATTTCTTTGTGGTTGTAATTTTACTATTTCTGGTCTTTTAAAATTACCTTGTGATGAAAATGTAGTATTGGAACTCATTAATATATATTATTTATATATTAATTATTCATTAATCCATAGAATTATTTCACTAATACTATCTTTATCAGCCAAAAATTCATCGGGAGTATTATCGCCTATACTTTTAAATTTTGGTCGTTTCATTTTTTTAGTTTTATACATAATATAAGGTCCATATTTTCCTGTTCTAATAGATAATTCATCGTTTATGATCTTAATTATATTACTATTACTTTTAGATTTTTCAAAAATAGAAATTACGTCATCAAGGGTAATGTCATCATAATCTTTTTTTAAGAATTTTAAAGATGTGTTTTTATTATTATGATTAATATATAATCCAAATTTACCTTTTTTTAAGATAACATCATTATCTTTATATTTACCTAATAGTTTTCCTGATATTTTTGGTTTATTATCTAAAATATCTTCTAAAGTATATTCGCCGTTTTTTAATTTATTCATATCTATATTTTTTTTAACAGATTTCCAACTAGTATTTCCATTATCATCTTCATATTTAATAACAGGACCATACTTACCAATCATATATTGATGATTTTTATCAATAAAATATGTTTTTCTAGATTCATTTTTTAAATTATTAGATAACGATAACATTTTATCGTCACATTCTTTACATAAAGTATACCATAATTTATTACCATTAGCAATTTTATCTAATTCATTTTCCATATTTTTAGTGTATTCATAATTAAATAAAACGTCATAATGTTCTATTAAGAATTCAATAACTATTATACCTAATTGTTGAATAACTAATTTATTTTTTTCATTTCCAAATACTCTTTCATTATCAATTTCAGTAATTTCATCATTTATTAATTGGTAATCTATACATTGAATTTTTTTACCCTTAACATCTTGTTTTAATACCCATTTTCTATCTTGTATTTTGTCAACTATAGATGAAAATGTAGAGGGTCTTCCAATACCTTTTTTTTCTAATAATTGAACTAATCTTGCTTCGGTATAATGATTTTTAATATCTTTTAGTATTAATTTACTATTAATTTTGTTATAATCAACAATTGTATTAGTTTTATAATTAATAAGGTATTTATATAATTCATTTGTAGAACAAAGATTTTCACCATTTACAATTTTCCAACCTTCAAAAATACATTGTTCTTCAGTATGTTTCCATAATTTTTTATTTGCACCATTAATAATAGCAGTTATAGTATTAAATTTAGCAGGTGACATACAACTAGATAATGTATTTTTCCATATTAATTTGTATAAACGAATTTCTTTATTATTTATTTTATCATTTGTAGTAATATAACTTTTATTAATATCAGTTGGTCTAATTGCTTCGTGTGCTTCTTGAGCATTATTATCCTTTTTTTTTGATTTTTTATTAGAAGTTATTAAATCATCAATATTTTCATTGATGTAGCTATTATTCCATTTTTTTTTTATAAATTTTTTAGTTTTATCTATAAATTCTTTACTATATGTTTTACTATCTGTTCTATGATATGTAATTAATCCTGCCTCATATAAAGTTTGTGCTATTCTCATAGTTTGTTTTGGTGAATAATGTAATTCATTACTAGATTTTTGTTGTAACGTACTAGTAGTAAAAGGTGATGGTTGTAATTTAATATTTATTTTTGGTTTTGTTACATCATATATATGCTCTGTATTAACAGTTTCTTCTAAAAATTCACATACTTCGTCTTGAGATTTATGATTATAGTTTAATTTAAATAATATATTTTTATCCATAAATAATCCTTCACTTTCATATATTTTTTTTCCAGGTGATTTATTTATATCTTCTTGGTTATCATATATTAATCTTAATGCTGGTGTTTGACACCTTCCAGCACTTAATCCTCCATTACTATTTCTACTAATATGTTTCCATAAATATGGTGATATTGTATAACCGACTAGTATATCTAATACTGCTCTGGCTTGTTGTGAATTTACTTTATCCATATCTATATATCTATAATTTTTAACAGCATTTAGAATTGCTGATTTTGTTATTTCGTGAAATACTATTCTTTTTGTTTTTTCAACCGATAAATTAAAGACTTTACAAATATGCCAAGCAATAGCTTCACCCTCTCTATCATCATCTGTTGCCAATATAACCTCATTTGATTTTTTTATATTAGTTCTTAAATTTTTAATATATTTAGATTTTTCTGGTTGTAACACATATGATGGTATATAATTTTTATTTTTATTTATAGATTTTAATCCATTTGAAAATTTTCTAATATGTCCAAATGATGCACAACATTTATAACCTTTACCCAAATAACTTTCTATTTTTTTACATTTTGATATTGATTCTACTATTACTAATATAGTCATATTAATTTAAATATACAATATAGATTTAAATCAATTTTACAATGTTTTTTTGTATTCTAACCAAGATATATTTTTACTTTTCCTTTTTTTATCTTTTTTCTTTTTATTTTCATTTCTATTTCTTCGTTCATCTTCTCTTAATGCTGAATCTACATATAATTCTTTTAAAATACTTCCAACTAAAACACTAGCCTCATGTTGATCACATTCGCCATCTTCTATTTTTTTTAAAACCATTATTAATCTTCCTAATATTTCTAAATTTACTTCACCTTTTACTACTTTATTAAATATATTTGTATAATTTTCAAATAAAAATGATGCTCTTGTTCTGCACATTTGATGCAATGTATCTTTTTTTAAATTCTTATATTTTCTTTTAGTCAATATTATTTCTTCAACATCATTTTTTATTTTATAACTGTGTTTTAATTTTCTTATTTTTTCTGTTGTTTCTTCTGGTTTATATTCACTTACTAAATCTTTTAATTTTAAGCGACTTAATTCATCCATTATAATTTAATAGTATATCTTTATTTTTATATTTTTATTTATTTATATTATATATATGCTTGCTCGTTATAGACATAATCATAAATATAATTTAATTGGCGGAGCTCCTATTGAAATTGACCCTGTTACACAACCTAAATCATTAAATGATTCTCTTAATGATATGAATGCCCATAAAGCTAAACAAGCTAATCTTACTATTGCACAAAATAAATTGGCTGGTGGTGCTAGAATTGAAATTCCCCAAGTCAATTCTGCTTCTCCTGCACAAAATAAACAACTAGGCGATACTGCTATTATGCTTGCTCAAGGTCAAACCGATGCTGCTGGTGGAGGTAAAAAAAAAAGACGAAGTAGAAGAAAAAGACGTAAATCTAGACGTAAATCCAATAAACGTTCTAGACGTAAATCTAGACGTAAATATCATAATAAAAGAAAAAAAAGAAAACGTAGAACTAAAAAAAAAAGATTATATTAAAATAAAATAATAACATTATATTTTAATATGAAGTTTAAAGATATTTTATCTATGATACTTGTTATTATTATATTTATTGCTTTATTATTCTCATCATTATTATCTGTAGGTATCAAAAAAGTTAAAGAAAATTGGCCTAAATATAAATGTAATCCTGCCGCCATGCCTTTTGCTGGTTATTTAGGATACGATTTAATGGGTAATTTCACTAGTTGTATTGCTGATATTCAAAAAGGATTAATGGATCGCTTTCTAAAACCTATTTATACTATGATTGGATGGATTACTTCTTTAGCAGGAACTATGTTAAAGTCTATGAATAATGTTAGAGGTGGTATGTTTAATTTAAAACTAGGCACTTTCAATATGTTTGATAATATGTTTGGTGTATTTGCTAATTCTACTATTGCTATGCAAAGACTTATGATTAAATTAAAAGACCTTATGGGTAAATTTACTGGCGTCACTATGGTTATGACTTATCTTATGAAAAGTATGAGTTTAGCTGGACAAAGCACCTGGAATGGACCTGTTGGTAAAGTTATTCGTTTTGTTTGTTTCCATCCTGATACTATTGTTTCTATGAATAATGGTAAATCTAAAAAAATGAAAGATATCACTATTGACGATACTTTATTAAATAATAATAAAGTTGTTGCTACTATGAAAATTAAAGGTAATGAATATTCTCCTTATTACAAAATTTTTAGCAAACATTTAAATGATTATATTTATGTTACTGGAGAACATCTTATACAAGACCCTAATACTGGAAGATTTATACCTGTTTCTCAATGCTCTCTCGCTCAAAAAACTAATATTCAAGATGATGTTTTAAGTTGTTTAGTTACTGAAAATCATACAATACCCGTCGGTGAATTTATTTTTTGGGATTGGGAAGATTAATTTATAGATTATTATCCACTTATTATATAAATGGACAATAACACCCTGTTAAATAAAATACATAATAATTTAAATAAAGCCAATTATTTAGATAAAAATGGTGGTAATATATTTGTTATGATTCTTACTATTTTAATAGTTTTCTTTTTGTCCACTTATTATTGGATTTTAAGAAACGCTGAACCTATTAAAACTAATTGGCCTAGATATAAATGTCAACCTGGTATTATTCCTTTTGCTGGTATTATTAAAGGTAAACCCGGTAAAGTTATGGAATTTACTGCTAATAATTTCTCTTTATGTTTAAATGATGTATTAGCTACTATTGTTTCGATATTTACTACTCCTATCAGTATACTTACTAATATTTTACTTTCTACTTTCTCATTGTTATTAAAAATTATGAATAAAATTCGTCAGCTCTATTATTCCATTAAAAAAAAAATATTTGCTATGTTTGATGTTCTTCAAGGTATTATAGTTAATACTCAATTACCTGTTATTAAACTTCTTATTAAACTTCGTGACTCTTTTGCTAAAATGATGGGTATTATGGCTGGTTCTATGTTAACTATTTTAGGTATTAATTTTGCATATAAATCTTTTATGAAAAATTTGATTACCATTTTTATTACTTTTTTAGTTGTTACTGCTGTTGTTATATATGCATTATGGTTATTTCCTTGGACCTGGCCTGCCGCTGCTGCCTCTTTAATTCCTTGGGTTATCACCGCTACTTTTATGAGTATCATTACAGGTTGGATGGTTTATATTGTTAATGCTACCAAAGTAGCTGTTCCCGGAGCTCCAGGTAAACCAGCTAATGCTTGCTTCGATGAATATACTCCTATAAAACTTTATAATGGTAAAAGTATTCCTATTAAAATATTAAAACCTAATGATGTTCTTCTTAATAATGTTAAAGTAAATACTGTTATTAAAATACGTAATAATCAAAATATGTTTAATCTTAATAATACCATTGTCAGTGGAACTCATTATGTCTTTTATAATAATAAATGGATTCTTGTTGCTGACCATCCCAAAGCTATACATTTACCAAATTATAATAAAAAATTTATTTATTGTATCAATACCTCTACAAAACGTATTATTCTCAATGATACTATCTATGCTGATTGGGATGATTTAACTCGTGATGATTTCTTTAAACTGCGTAATTCCAAACAAATCAATGATTTCAATACTAATAATATTCATACATTATTAAATGCTGGATTTCAAAAAAATACTCCCATTAGATTAAATAATAATAAAATGGTAAATATTTCTGATGTTCGTGTTAATGATATTCTTCATAATAATGAAATTGTTACTGGAATTGTAAAAATTGATGCTACTGATTTAAAACATATTTATTCATATAAATTTGATGATTTCAACATCATTGGTTCTAATTTATTTTTAACTTCTTCCCATTTAGGAGAATTCCATAAACAAAAAACTAAAACTAATGATAATTTCTTTTATCATTTATTAACCAATACTTCTACTTTTTCTATTAATGGTATTACATTTTACGATTATAATTCTGCTATAGAACATCGTTTAGATATCTATGACAATATTTAATAATTTTATTATCTATTATTTATTTATATGCAAATAAAATTATTTGGTTTTAAAATTGAATTCAGAATACACGTTGTACTTATATGTTTGGCTTTGGGTGCCGTTATTGGTGCTGAATTATTTTGTAATACTATTACTAGAGAAGGTATGTCTGTTATCGGTTCTACTTTAGATTATGCTATGAGTAATGGAGTTCACGAAGAAAGAAGAAAACTTAAGGCTAATTTAGATGATACTTATGAAAAAGTTCAAGTTCCTTTACCTGAAGGACAATTATTTTTCTTTGCTAATAATAAATTCTCTACCGATCCTGAATGTTGTAAATCTGGTGTTAGTGGAACTGGTGGTTGTGCTTGTGTAACCAAAGAACAACGTGAATTTATTAATTCTCACGGTGGTAATGCTAGTGGTAGTGATGGATTTTAATCGTTATTAAATATAATTTATATTCTAAATTATATATAATTATAAATGTTAAATAATAAGAGTAAATATAATTTTGGTGATGTTGATGATGATGATTTGGAAGTTATTGACGCTAGTGAAGATATAGATACATATATTTATACCCCTGACAATGATGTTAATAATTTGATTAACAATGCAAAATTCGATTACAATAGAGATTTTAATGAAAATTCTAACGAAAATATCGGAAAAGATCTGAAGACAATAAAAGACAATGCTATTAAAAAAGCAACTAAAGCATGGAAAGAATGGAAAGGTGAAAATAATGATAAAATTACTTTTTATGATTTGTATGATACTACTGTTGAACAACAATTGAAAAATATGACAGGTAAAGATGATGCTGAAAAGATTAATAAATTATACGAAGTATCTCCATCCGCATATCGTGTAATTAATCTGGCAGATTTTATTAAAAAAAATACAGAAAATAATTACAATAATTTGAAACTTATAATAGAAAATATTATTGACAAAGAAAAAAAAAATACAAGCAATAAAGCTTGGAATAAAACAGATGACGATTTTAATAAATCTATTATAAATAACTTGAAAGATGACGTTGATACTTTAACCCTAAACATAAAGGCATCACTCTCTGAAAATAATATGAAAAAATTAAATAAAAATTATGAAGATGAAGTTCAAGAATTGGCTAAAAAAGAAAAGGAGGAAAAAGAATACGAATTATCGATGAAGAATATTGAAGATAAAAGACAAAATAAGCGAGGCAAAGTTGTTTCTCCCTACTTTACCGAAGAAGAAAAAAAATTGATGAAACAAATAGAAGAGGAAAGAACAGAAGCAAAGAAGGAAAATGATGAATCTACAGCAAATTATGAGACCCATAAAGGCAAAATAAATTCAACAAAGTTACATCAAGAAAATCCAAGAAGTGATATCTCAACTAAAACTGGTGATTTCGAGGATATAGAAGAAGGGGAGGAGGATGAATTTGATAAAGAAAATAACGAAATACTTAAATACAAACACAAAAAAAGAAGGAATACAGAAGATAATACATTAACATATGAAACTATTCCATTTAAGACAATAACAAATACATTTGAAAGAAGATTTCAAACTATGCCTATAACAGAAATAAATAGAATTATGGAACAAGAAATTAACGATGACCTTACAAAGTTTAAAGTTTATGATATTAAGAATGATGGAATATTTGAATATCAATATATGAAAACAACAAATTTTGAATGTATAAATATTATAGAAGCAAAGGAAGACTATGGTAAGAAATTATTGAAAAATATAACAGGAAATCGAAAAGATATACCACAAATTATGGAAGATTTTAAAAATAAAATTAAAAATAAAATTAAAAATGAAGAATTAAAAATTCCAAAAGCCAGAATATATTTAAGATATATTGGTGAAGATATGGGAATTAATGTTCCTTATGATGATGAACCAGGCGATGATTTTCATTGGAGAGCATATTCTATTAATCCGTTAAATAGTCAACTAAATAGAGAATTAAAATATACGGAACATCCACTTTTTTATGTTAAAATGAAAAAGACCGGACAGAATCAATATATATTTGATGAAAGAAATAGTGAAGTTGTTAGTGAAAAAAAATATATGGAAAAATTAACATCTCAACTATCGCAACTATCAGATTCAAATGCTCAATCATTAACGACATTTTTAGGTGGATTAGGAATGGGTATTGTATTAGATTCTTGGGATATGTTTTGTAAAGGATTAAATAAAGATAGTTGTGAATTGTATAGTTTTTGTACGCTTAATAATGATAATGATAAATGTGAGTTGGATAAAATAGATAATACGAAAAATCCTTATCAAGATTTTAATAATGTAAAAGGAAATGAACAATTGCAAATACCAACTTCGGAAATGTTAAATACTGCTTGGGTCAAATTTAAAAAGTGTAATACTATTGAAAACATAAAAGCTGATGATGAAGCTATGGATATAGATAATATATTCAATTTTTATAAAGATAAGAACTTTAATTATGACAATTATGATATATTAAAGGGAATTATAGAAGAATATAAAACAAAGTTAAAATATATATCATATGATGGATATATAAAAAAATATTTGGAAAAAATTGAAAAACATATTTCAGAGCCACAAGTAATAAAAAAAGTAATCGAAATATTAAATGATATAGAAGACTATAAAAAAATTTCAAAAAACTTTGAAAAAACGTTTAAAAATAAAATTTTGAATGATTTTGGAAAAGAAGTAGAAGATTTGTTTGTTGAAAACCAAACCAAATTAGTAGCAAATAAGTTTAAAAATATATTTCAATTATGTAATGATAATGTCTTATCAAATGGGATAAATATTTCAAATGAGTTAGAAGAATTTATTAAAAAAACGATACGTAATAAATTATCTGGTGAAGGTGAATCTTATCAAGATTACGCTAATCAAATTGCTATAATTAAAACCCAATTACAAAATAATATAATTTTATGGAATTATTTGGATGATAGTAAACTTAAAACTGTAAAAAAATTGATGAAAACATTAAAAAATCAAACCCCATCATCTGATATTTATGAAAAGATGGACGTAGCCTTGAGTAAACTAGAAAATCTATCGAATAACATTAATTCAGACCATATGAAAGAATATAATAAATTTATTAACCAATATATTAGACGGGTTCAAGAAGAAATTGAACGCATTGACCAGAGGTTGGGTATTTTGAATAGTATATCCAAAATTAATACACATACTGACAAATGGAAATACATACCTGACAAAGAAATAAAAATAAAAATAGGAGAAGAAGAAAAAAAGAAGAAAGAAAGAGAAAGAAGAATAAAAATGTTAACAAAAAAAAAAATAAATGATAATGATATTACCAAAACAATAGAAAATGAAAAGGAAAAGAGAATAGAAGCAGAAAAAGAAGAATTTGAAAAGAAAAAAAGGGCTAAAACATATCAATCTATTCAAAATTTTAAAAATTCGATTCAAGAAAGTAAACAAAATAAAAAAATCATAAAGAAAGAAACACAAGAATTTATAACTAATATTTTAAACTCAATTGATCGCCCTACAATTAAACTATCAAAAGATAATGAATATATTTTTGATTCTGAAAACAATGATGGTGATATTAGTAATCTTTTAAATGAAAAAATAACAAAACAAGAAGCAAATGTTATTTCAAAAAAATATACAGAAGCCTTTGAAGATGAACTAGATGATCTAAATGATTATGTTGTAATGGATAATATGACAGAAACTACCTTTAAAAGAGATGGGGATAAACTTAAAAAGGTATTAAAGAAAGATGGGTCGGAAGAAAATAATCCACATCTTAAAGATTATAAAAAAGATGTTGAAGATATCGAAAAGTTATTAAAAGTTTTCCAAACTAAAATTAATAATGTAAAAAATGGTGCTTCAACGGAGGACGAGAAGAATCTTGGTAGAAAATTGCAAAAAATATACGATGAAAAAGAAGATGAATATAAAAGCAAAAAAAAACAAATGTTTAACGTTATAGTGCCATCAGCGCCAATACCGTTATTGAAACCCATCGAGAAAAAGAAATCTAAAATAAAAGAAATCGAAAAACAGAATAAAGATGCAGATGCACATATGGAAAAAGTAAATGCCCAAGCTAAAATAACAGAAGCATTACTAGCTAACTCTACTGACCCCCCATCAAATGCTAGTAAAAAGAAGAAGAAGAAGAAGAAGAGGAAGAGAGAAAAAAAAGAAGTAAACTAAACCACCTAAAGGTTAATTAAATATATTTATTAATGAATATATTTAACATTTTATTATTTATAATGCTCTTATTTAATGTAAATTCAATGAAACCACGTGTGTATATAAGAATACCACAATATTATACAAATGTATATGTAAACAATTTTATTAATGAACGTTTATTAACGAATTGCTATGGTTTTGTAGAAACAGAAGATATGTTACTATTGAAATGTTGGAGAAATAATAGATTAACAAATGCAAGGATAATAATAGAACCAGATAGAAGACAAATAGAATCAAGGACATACTTTGATACTAATATCGCTTTTGCAGGATTTGCCATGTAATGCGAAAATAGGAGTTTTATGTATTTTAGGATCAATAGGAATATCAGTAGTTAAATTAGAACTATGAATTTCAGCATAATGAGTAATTTTTGAAAATTGTGTATCATTTTCAATATCATCAGTAACTAATAATTGACCAGTATAATTAGTAAAATTAGTATTATCTTGACCAACTGGTCCGCATTCCCAGGGTCCAACAAATTCTTTTTCACCTTGAAATGAGTCAAAAAAATCATTATCGACATTAACATATTGGTTATAATTATAAAATCCTTTTGTAAATTTAATAAGATTAGAATGATTAGTAGCAGATTTTAATTTATTATTACCATAAAATTTAACAATTTGTCTAGCAGGTTTATTTTTGGTTTGTACAGTATATAAATTTATATTTCTTTTTCTGTTAATATAATCACTTGCGGTAGTGATAGGTTTATCGGGAGAACTGAAAAGTTTTGGCATATATATATGTTATATATTTATAAATTAAAATATTTCTATTTTTTATATGAATATAGACTCAATGACATTAAATTTAGATAATTATACAGATGATGAATTATTAAATCTGTATAATCTTACTAAAAATCAAAGAGATAATCATAAATTATTAGACGAGAAATTTAACGTTTTACTAATAAATATTAAATCAAATAATGATATGTCTTCTACAACGAAGGTTCAATTGGTAGATTTTTTACAAAAAGGTGTAGAAAGATTGAAAAATAGTAATAATAGTAATAATAGTAATAGTTTTATTCCACCTTTAGAAAGAAATCAATTATATAATAATAATCATTTTTTAATAAAGAAAAATAGTAAGCCAAATTTAAATGCACTAATTAATCCAGTAAAAAAAGCGAGAACGTCTAAATTATTAAATATAAATACATTATTTAGAAAAGATTATTATCAGTCAACAGCTAGTAATTTTGTGTTTGAATTAACGAATACAATTAATAATGTAGTGTGTATATCATTAGAAACTACAGAAATACAAAATACACATTATATATTTTCTAATAAAAATAAAACAAATGAATTTACGATTCATATATGGGAAGAACAATTAAATGGAGTGACAAATGCATTTGATATAGTAGCAAATAAAATGAAAAAAGTAATAAAAATAAAAGGGGGTTCTTATAGCGGAGAACAGTTAGTAGATTATATGAATAAATCAATTTTTTCAACGGGAGATTTAATGATAGTAGCGTGTAAATATGATAAATTAGCAAATAAAGTGTTATTTTTTAGAGATAATAGAGATGCTGATAAAGGAGGAAAAAAGGACACAGCAACAATAAAATACAAATTTAATTTAGATTTTAGAATAAGTGATAATGCAAATAGAGAAATACAAAGAAATATGGGGTGGATATTAGGCTATAAAAAACAACAATACACGTGGGATAATGATTATGTTTCAAAAAATGTAGTAACAACGGAAAAATTTGAGGGGTATAATCCAGAAGGAACATATAATAAATTAGGAACACCATATGCATTATTATCGGTAGATTGTTATAATAATAATCATAGTCAAACATTGGTATCGCCTTATTCAGAATCAACATTTAATGATACAAATGTATTAGCTAAATTACCAAATCGAGAAGAAGACTTTGATTATGACAAAAGTAGTAATGCATATGGGTTTAAAAGAGAATATTTTGGTCCAGTAAATATTTCAAGGATAAAAATTAAATTATTGGACCAATTTGGAGAAGAATTGGATTTAAATGGAGCAGATTATTCATTTACTTTAAAATGTGAACTGTTATATGATTTAAATACAAATTAAAGTTTATTATATTCTTCTTCAAAGGTTTTGATGAAATTTCTAATAAATTTTAATCTCATATTATAACTCATACTAGATAATTTTACGTGTAATTTTTGCATTTCTTGAGGATTACTATCTACTAGTTTATTTTTTAAAAATGTATATGTTTTATTTTCTTGTTCTGTTAGTTCTTTTTCTTTTTGAAATTCTATTTTTTCCATTATATATATAATTAATTATAAATTTTATATATTTACGAATTTAAATAATATATTTAAAAAGAATTTAATTTTAAATATAAATGTCTAAAAGCATTCCTGTAGTAGCACCAGTAAATAATATTCATACGTCTGTTCCAATAGTAGGGACAGTAACTCCTATTGTTGTAAATGATAATATAAGTATAACTAGTAATATGAGAAAGATATATGCTATAAGAAAAACTCTTATGATATTATGTTTAATTGATATATTTTTTAGTTTTTTATATGCAATTACTGATATTAAAATGTTAGTTCCATTATTTTTTGCAGTTTGTGGTTATTATGGATTAAAACATTATAGGTTGATAAATACATATTTTTATGTAGGATATGAAGTATTAACTGTATTAGGAAGAATAGTATTATTTGGATATTATGTGTCAACAGGTATAGTTATAGATGGATTTAATATACTAATGTTAATTTTATCAACTATAGTAGGAATATGGGTATTAGAATTATTATATAAATATATTACTATTCTAAAAATATTAACTGAAGACGATATACAATTATTAAAAAATATGGGATATATACCAAATGCTTATAGAATATATTATTAATATTTAAATAATTAGTTATTAATAATATATAATGTTATTTATTAGTCCTCCTTTTGGAAATTATATAAATTTACCAAAAACTATACCAATAAGAGGTAGTTTTACATTAAATGAAAGACCAGGTAAATGGATGCAAATCTTAAAAACTTTGAGATACATACCAGGTGTTGGTTGGATAAATAAGATTGGTTTAAGAAATCCGGGTATAGATTATGCTATTAAAACGTATAAAAAAGGTGAAATAATAAGTATAGCAATAATGCATAAATATGAAATTGGACAAATACTAAAAAAAATACCAGATGATATGGACATTGAATTAAATATTAGTTGTCCCAATACAGATAAACATATGATTGGTAGTGGCTTAAAACCTTTTTTAAATAACAAAAGGAATTGGTGTATAATAAAGTTATCTCCATTAGAAAAATGTATAACAATTCAAAATTTATATGATGAAGGATTCCGTCAATTTCACGCTTCAAATACATTACCTACTGAAAAGGGTGGAATATCTGGCAAAATACTAAAACCTCATACTATATCATTAATTAAATATATAAAAAAAAGTTGGAATGATACTGTTGTTATTGCAGGTGGAGGAATAACAACATTAAAAGACATTGAAGAGTATAAAAATACTGGCGCTGACCATTTTAGCATTTCTACACTGTGTTTCAATCCTATTTCATTTTTAAATTTTTATTGGGAATATACAAATCAATTTTAAATAGTAGTTTCTTGTGTTGCATTATATTTTTCTATATCATCTATTTTTTTTTCTAATTCTACTACTTTATTGGTTAGTTTTTTAACTAATTGTCTTAAATAATAATTACTAGATTTTGGATTTGTTACTAATTTATAAATAACTTCATCTCCATTGCTATCTGCAAATTTACAAGTCAATGGATGAATAGATACATTTTTTAATAGTTTTAACTCATTTGATAAAGGTAATTTAGATTGTTCATATTTAACATATTTTGGATGATTATTTGAAGTATTATTTACATTAATCCAATGTTGTTGGTTTGTTAAAGACTCGCTTATTAGGTTATTTAAATCATTAGTAAAATCAGTCATATATATAATAAGAATAAAATATCTTTAATATATAATACTATGAATACTAAAAAATATAAAAAAAGAAACAAAAAACTAAATCGTACTAAAAAAAAGGCACTATCTAAAATACATACTAAATTTGAATCAGCAAATATAAAAATATTAAAATTACAAGAAAAAAATGATGTTGTAACTATAAAATTAACAAAAAATAAAGAATTATGGAAATCTAAAATAAAGAAAAAAAGAAAAAAATATGAAAATTGGTTTTATTTTAAGTTAACTAATTGTAAAAATAAAATTTATTATTTTGATTTTGTTGATATGAATTTTTATGATACATCTTTTATTGGTTTTAATGTTTGTTATTCTTATGATAATAAAACGTGGTTAAGAACATCTACTAAAATAAAAAAAAATAGATTTCAATGGAAATTTACACCAAAACATAATAAAGTTTGGTTTGCATATTATCCTCCATATACTAATAAAATGAACAATGCATTAATAAATAAATTAAGAAAAAAACCATCGGTTAAACATATTGTATTAGGAAAAACACCATTAAAAAATAAATTACATATGCTACAATTTGGAAAAGGAGATAAAAATATATTTATTGTAGCCAGACAACATCCTGGTGAAACAATCGGTTCTTGGATGATGGAAGGGTTTTTGAATACATTTTTCTCTACTAAAATGAAAGAACAAAGAAATAAATTATTAAAAATGTTTACCTTTAGAATTGTTCCTTTGGCTAATCCTGATGGCGTTGAAATGGGAAATTGGTATACACAAAGTCAAGGATATAATTTAAATAGAGAATGGCAAATGGTTACAAATAAAGAAAATAAATTAATGATGGATAAAATGGGATATAACAATTTTGGTTCTTTATATTTAGATTTACACGGAGATGAAGGTTGTAAACATCATTTTATTACACAATGTTCACCAAATAATAAAATATATAAATTGTTTAATAAAACCATTAATAAAATTCATCCACATTTTCAATTAAAAGATTTTTATAAAAAAACTGGACATACTTCTGGTAATCATTTTGGTGAATGGGGAACATATGATTGTAAATGGCAAAATGCTATGACAATTGAAGGACAAATGAAACATCCTATATTAAAACATAAAACATTACAAGATGAACCTTTAAAAATAGGTGAATCTATTTTCAAAACCATTTTTAAAATTAGAAATTATTTATAATATTAACGTAGTTATTTTAATATTATATTATTTACCAATCATCATCATTTGGATTATATTCATAAAGTACATCGTTATACACACTAGGAGACACTTCTCTATATTTAAAATCATGAGCGGAATCGCTTCTTCCTCTTCTATTATTAATACTTTGTTGTTGTTGTTGTTGTTGTTCTTTAATATACTTATTAAATTTATCAAGATTTTCTTCTTTTTTGGAGGGCAATTTTCCATAGTCCCAACCACTAAATTGTATAGCTTTTCTTTCTTCGTCGTTATATGTAATTATTTTACTACAATTACCACATTTATATTGATAAATATTTATTCCACTATTATCGGCACCTTTTCTTCTATCTTTAAATATTTTTAATTCAGGATCTTTATTAAAAATACGTGGATGTTGAATTAATCCATGGTATTTTTTTTTATTTTTATTAAAATTTTTACACCAATGTTTTGTAAAATCTGTTAATGAATTAAATTTAACTATTTTACTTCTTCCAAAAAAATTATTTGAAGTATAAACTTCATATTGTTTTGTATCTTCATTGAATTTCCAATAATTACCTCCTCTTAATTTTCTACTTCTTTTTTTCCTTTTAGATTTTTTCCTTTTTTTCTTCTTCCTTCTTCTACGTGTTTTTTTCTTCTTCCTTCTTCTACGTGTCTTTTTTCTTTTAGATTTCTTCTTCCTTCTTCTTTTACGTGTCTTTTTTCTACCACCAGTTGGAACTTGAGTAACAGTGGTAGGTGAATAAGCAACAGTATCATGCTTATTATTATAATCATTAATAGCACCTAATAATTGACGATCATCGATAGTAATTCTATTATTTTTTAAATTGTTAATATGTCTACCTATTTTTGTATTTTTCCCAACTATATTTTCACATTCTTTACTTTTTTTATTAATGTCTTTATAACAATCATATTTTTTAACTTGATTATCAATAATTTTAGCTATTTTACCATAGTCACAAGGTTCATTTTCATTTGGACAGACTATATCTCTTATTAGTGGGTGAACATTATTATCAAAAGGATTTATTATAGCTTCAGGATTGTTTTTTATTATTTCTTCTATTTCTTTTATTATTATTTCTTCCTCATTTATAAAACTACTCATTCTTATTATATACTTATTAGATTTTTTTTGGTACACAACTTTTTACCCCCATAAAAAAATAGATTCCGATTTTAAAAAGGGAGAGAAAAATAATGCTATGTCTATACTAAAAATACCCAAAAATATCAATCATTAATATCTTTTGCATCAATTATTATATATTGAAATACCATTCTACATTGAGGACAATTTATTTCGTTATGTTGTCTATCAAACCAAGTCATTATACATCCTTCGTGATAATTATGAGAACATGGTAAAGTAACATAATCATTTTTTAAATCTTCTAAACATATACTACACGTTTTATGTAAATATTTATCTTTTTTTGGAAATACAATAGGAACTATTTTATGACCTTTTCTCCAAAACATAATTTATTATAATAAAATATGTTTATATAATTATTATTTTTGCTTCATTATGAAAAAAGATATATTATATTATTAATGTTTATAAATACATTCCAAACGGGGGGCCGTTATCTTGATTTTTTTTGACTAATTTATTTGCAATTTCAGTAGTAACAGTAAAAGGATATTTTATTTCTATTGTTTTTTCATTTTCAAACAATTCACTATTGGCAGGCATTAATCGATATAAATTAATTTTTGTAAATATAATTTCTAAAGCACGTTTTAAATTACGAACGCCAGATTCATTATCAATTAATGAATTACATATATGTTCAATAGTATCATCAGGAATAATAATTTGGTCTTCTTCAAAATTAACATTTTTTCTTATTTTTGGTATTAAATATTTGTTTGCGATGATACATTTTTCTTTATTATTGTATCCTTTTGTAGCAATTCTATACATTCTATCTTTTAATATACTATTAACTTTACTTTCATCATTGTAACTAAATATAAACAATGCTTTACTGATATCAAAATCAATAGTAGAGAAATATTTATCATGAAAGTTAGTATTTTGTGTAGTATCAGTTAAATGAGTTAATATACCTGTTATTTCTTCTCCCTTTGGTGTAGTGCTTACTTTATCTAATTCATCAAAATATATTACGGGATTCATTGATTTATTTGTAATTAATATATCAACAATTTTCCCCCAACTACTACCTTCATAAGTGTAGGAGTGTCCTTCTAAATAACTACTATCTGTAGCACCACCTAATGCTAGAAATGCAAAAGGTCTATTTAATATTTTACTAATTCCTTCTTTAACCAAAGTAGTTTTACCAGTTCCTGGAGGACCTTTAATAGCAATAGCAGTACCAATAGCATTAGGATTAGCAATCCATTGACCTATAAGCTGTAATATTTGCATTTTTGCATCATTTAAACCATAAACAGCATCGTCCAATGTTTTTTTTGCATTTTGCATAAAAGTATTGTATTCATTAACTGGATCAGACATTGAAACAGGTAAATTACTATATTTATTAAAAGGAATTCTCATAAAAGTGTCAACCCATTGTTTTATTTTATAATATTCTCCTGAACCGGGGTCCATCCACATTAAGGATTCTATTTTTTTTAAAGCATTTGCTTTATATTTTACTGGTATATCTGCTTCTAATAAAGATATTTTATATGGTTTATCAATAGCATTATATTTATTAACTTCTTTCAATCTATCAATTAAAACCAATTGATTTTCTAAAGTAGTTTCCTTAAATGATTTATAATCACTCATTTCATTTTGACCTCTTGATAATTTTCTAAATTTTTTAAAATTTTTAGCCTTTTCTTTTTTCTCTTTTTCTTTTTTAATTTTTTCATTTTTCTTTTCTTGAGCAGCTGATAATTTCTTAAATTTATCAAACATTGCTTCTTTACCTTTTTCACCTTTGTAGCTTTTTAATAATTCATCTAATTCTTTTAAAATTTCTTCATTATCATCATCATCTTTATTCTTTTTTGATTTTTGATAAGATATTACATTTTCTGGAACATCTTTGACCAATTCATATTCTTCTTCGCCATCATCATCTAATTGAACATCATATTTCCAACTCCATTTATATAAATTTTTCTTTCGTTTACCTTTTTTAACTTCTACAATAGTTCCTTTATAATATTTATCCCAATCTTTTAATTTGACTAATATTTTATCTTTTTTATTAAATTTTGGTTTTTTAGAATAAACTACCTTTTTTCTGACAACTTCTTCTTCTTCCTCCTCTTCTTCTTCCTCTTCTTCTTCCTCTTCTTCTTCTTCCTCTTCTTCATCATATGTTTCCCAACCGTCTTCATAATCACCATTCTTTGGACCTGTAGTTAAAATGATATTAAATTTCATATTTTTTCCAGCATTAAATAACATTTGTTCTTCATCATCCATATCTTCAAAGTCTTCTAATAAATCATCTTCTTCAGGGTCATAATCACTGTCTTCTTCTTCATCTTCATCTTCTTCTGGTACATAATCACTATCATCTTCTTCCTCATACTCTTCTTCTTGTTCCTCTTCGGATTCATTTTTCTTTGTCAACTTTTTATTTTTAGTTTTAATAGTATTTACTAATTCTTCGTCAGCTTCATTTTTTTTCTTTTTCTTCTTCTTTTTATTAGGAGGATTAGCATTTTTTTTTAATTTATCTAAAGCTTCTTTGGCTTTATCAGCTTTTTCTTTTTGATAATTAGAAGGAAATAAATTCAATAAAACTTTTTGAAATTCAGCATCATCCATATTATCATCATTAGGAGGTGGAGAAGCTTTACGTTTCATTTTTTTTCTATTCTTTTTACTGCTTTTTTTTAGATGTTTAGGTGAATCGTCTTTTTTATTATCTGATTTCTTTGGCATTTATATATTAATAAAAATATGATAAATTATTTTTAAATCAATTTTAAAAAGTGATTTAAAATTAAACTAAATATATTAGATATATATAATGATAAATAATAAACTGGAATCTTCTAGAATTATTGGATTGCAATTTAGTGTTTTATCACCAGAAGAAATTAGAAATGGTTCAGTAGCCGAAATTACATCAAGAGATACATATATTAATAATAAACCTGTAATTGGTGGATTGTTTGATCCTAGAATGGGAGTATTAGATCCAGGATTAATTTGTCCAACTGATGGTCATAATTATATGAAAACACCAGGCTACTTTGGTCATATAGAATTAGCACGACCTGTATTTTATATTCAATATTTAGAAACCATAAAAAAAATATTACGTTGTGTATGTTTTAAATGTAGTAAATTAAAAATAAGTAAGGAAAAATATAGTTATTTATTAAATTTAGAACCTAGAAAAAGATGGGATAGAGTATTTAGATTAGCACAAAAAATAAAACGTTGTGGAGAAGATCACGAATTTGGTTGTGGTTGTAAACAGCCAAAGAAAATATATAAGCAGGATTTAGCTAATTTATATGCGGAATGGGAAAATAGTGAAGGTATTAAATCAAATGAAGATAAGACTGTAGAAAAACCTACTATTAAATTAACTTGTGAAATGGTATTAACTATATTAAGAAGAATTTCAGATGAAGATGTCACTTTTATGGGATTTAATCCACTATGGTCTAGACCTGATTGGTTTGTTTGTCAAGTTTTGGCTGTTCCACCACCAGCAGTTAGACCATCGGTTAAACATGATTCTCAACAAAGAAGTGAAGATGATATTTCTCATATAATTGTTAATATTATAAAAGCTAATACAACTTTACTAGAAAAAATACAAAAAAATGCAAGTTCTAAAGTAATTGAAGATTGGACAACAGTTTTACAGTATTATATTGCAACAATGGTTGATAATAAAATACCTGGTGTCGCTAGTGTAGCTCAACGTTCGGGAAGGGCTTTGAAATCAATAAAAGAAAGATTGATTGGTAAACAAGGTAGAGTAAGAGGAAATTTGATGGGAAAAAGAGTAGATTATTCAGCTAGAAGTGTTATATCTCCAGATGCTGTATTAAGTATTAGAGAATTAGGTGTTCCGAAAAAAATAGCAATGAATATCACTTTTCCTCAAACGGTAAATAAACGTAATAGAAAATATTTAACTACATTATTGAGAAATGGACCAGATGTATATCCAGGTGCAAATATATTACAACGTAAATCCGGACAAAATATATCATTAAGACAAGTAGATAGAGAAACCTTGCAACTGAATGATGGTGATATATTACATAGGCATATGATAAATGGTGACCCTGTATTATTTAACAGACAGCCTACATTGCATAGGATGAGTATGATGTGTCACAGAGCAAAGATAATGGAAGTAGGAAGTACATTTCGAATGAATGTAGCAGATACAAAACCATATAATGCGGATTTTGATGGAGATGAAATGAATTTACACGGGCCACAAGATGAAGAAAGTCAAGCAGAATTATTAAACCTAGCAGCAGTTCCTCATCAAATAATATCACCAGCAAACAATTCTTCTATAGTGGGTATATTTCAAGATTCATTATTAGGTTGTTATCGTTTTACAAGAGATAATATAAAATTTTCACCAAGACAAGCTATGAATTTGTTGATGTATTATAAGGGAGTTAAAGCAAAATTGTTTAAAGGTAAAAAAATAGTATCAAATTATCAATTATTATCACAAATATTACCACCAATGTCTACTGAATTTTCAAATGGACAGAGTGAAAATAATATAATTAAAATAAAAAATGGTAAATATATTAAAGGACAAATAAATAAAGGAGTATTAGGTTCGTCTAGTAGAGGATTAATACAGAGTATTAACAATGATTATAGTCATAATGATGCAAGTAATTTTATTGATAATATACAAGCTTTAATTACTGAATATATGAAATTGAGTGCATATAGTGTTGGTATTAGTGATTTATTATCAAATAAAGAAACAAATGAAAAAATTGGTAATGCTATTAATAAAAGAAAAAAAGATGTTCAAGATATTATTGACCAATTGCATTTATCAACATTTGAAAACACATCTGGAAAGACTAATGAAATTGAATTTGAAACATTAGTAAATGCTATATTAAACAAGGCTAATGATGAGGCAGGTAGTATTGGACGTAAAAATTTAGATAAAAATAATAGATTTGTTATTATGGTGAATGCGGGTAGTAAAGGTTCAAATATTAATATAGCACAAATGATATCTTGTGTAGGACAACAGAGTGTGTCAGGTAGTAGAATTCCATATGGATTTGAAGATAGAACATTACCACATTACACAAAATTCGATGATACACCTGAAGCGAGAGGATTTGTTGAATCATCATTTATTCAAGGACTAACTCCAGAAGAAGTATATTTTCACGCAATGGGTGGTAGAACTGGATTAATTGATACAGCTGTAAGAACTAGTCAAACAGGTTATATTCAGAGAAGATTGATTAAAGGTTGTGAAGATATTAAAGTATGTTATGATATGACTGTTAGAAATAATAAAAATAAAATTATTCAATTTGTATATGGTGATGATAATATAGTTTCTACTAAAACAGAGGAACAAAAATTACCAATTATTAATTTAACTCTAGAACAAATATATGAACATTACAAAATGCCGGAAAAATCAGCTACAAATATTCAATATAATAGTGATGCATTAAAAAGATTAAAAAAACAAGAGAAAAAATTAAAATCTAGAACAAATTCAACTATAGAAGATTTAATAAATTTAAGAGAAAATATAGTTAAAAATGTCTTTAATAATGAAATGACTGATAAGGTAATGGTTCCCGTTGCATTTAAAAGAATTATTAATAATATTAAAAATAATTTACATATTGAAAAAAATTATTTCATAGATGTGACACCATTAGAATGTTATCAATTATTAGATATTGCGTGGAATAGATTAAATGATTTTAAATTAGCATCGCCTAATAAATTATTTAAAGTATTGTATTATTATTATCTTTCTCCATCTCAATTATTAGGAAAAAATAGATTTAATAAAAAAAGTATAATGGTATTATTAGAAACAATTGTATATAATTATAAAAAAGCTGTTGTTCATCCTGGTGAAATGGTAGGAATGATAGCTGCACAGAGTATAGGTGAGCCGACTACTCAAATGACTTTGAACACATTTCATTTTGCTGGTGTTGCTAGTAAGAGTAATGTAACTAGAGGTGTTCCTAGAATAGAAGAAATATTATCATTAAGTGAAAATCCAAAAAATCCATCATTAACTGTTTATCTAAAAGATGAAGATTCAGAAGACCAAACAAAGGCATTAGAATTGAAATATAAGATGGAATATACTTGTTTAAAAGACATTACAAAATCAGTAAGTATATGTTTTGACCCAAATGTTAATAATACAATTATTGATGAAGATAAGGATTTTGTATCACAATTTTTAGAATTTGAAAAAATGATTAATATCAATAAAGATGAAAATAATATTGAATTATCAAAATGGGTTATTCGTATAAAATTATCAAGAGAACAGATGTTAGAACGTGGTATTCAAATGGACGATATACATTTTGCTATAAAAAATAGTTTAAAACCTGTTGTTAGATGTATTTATTCAGATTTTAATGATAAAAATTTAATCTTTCGTGTTCGATTAGTAAAAGATTTGATTAAAAATAAACAAAAACCTATTGATCAAACTGATGAAATATATAAATTAAAAACATTTCAAGAAAACATATTAAAAAATGTAGTATTAAAAGGTATTAAAAATATACCAAAAATCATCTTAAGAAAAATTCCAAATAATATAGTAAAAGAAAATGGTAATTTTACCTCAAAAAGAATATGGGTATTAGATACTGTTGGTACTAATCTAAAACAGGTATTATCATTAGATTACATTAATAGCACAAAAACATATAGTAATGACATACAAGAAGTTTATAAAACTTTAGGTATAGAAGCAGCAAGACAATGTATTTTTAGAGAATTAACTGATTGTTTTGATGGTAAATATATTAATTATCACAATTTATCAATATTATGTGATAGAATGTGTGCTACTTCATATATGGTTAGTATATTTAGACACGGTATAAATAATGATGATATTGGTCCTATAGCAAAAGCTAGTTTTGAAGAAACACCTGAAATGTTTTTGAAAGCTGCCAAACACGCAGAATTAGATTTAATGACAGGTGTTAGTGCCAATGTTATGTGCGGTCAAGAAGGATATTTTGGAACAGGTGCATTTCAATTATTATTAAATATTAATGATATGCATAAATTAAATGAAAAAAATCTATCAAAAGAAGAAAATATAGACGAACAATTAGAGCATTATGATGAAGATAATAAATGTTCATCTAGTAAATTAAATATAAATAATACAATAGATACTATTAATGACATTGATACTGGTTGTGTAGACGATGATTATGATTTAGATTTATAATTATTTTCATATAATATTATATATTATTATATGGAAACTATGAATGAAATACCATTTTTAAATATTATGAAATTTATAGCTAAAAAATATTCTCTTACAATACCTGATAATTTTAATATATTTTTTTTAAAAAATATGGAACCTTCAATAAGAAAATATCCTACACATATTAGAATATTTAAATTTTACATATATAGCAATGCTTTATTAAAAAGTGAAGAATATATAGACATTGTTATGATTTATATAAAATCTGTATGTATTTGGAATGCTTTTAAAAAGTTTCTATATAGGAAAAAAATAAAAAATGCAATTAATAGTGATATTAACACTGATTTATATTTTAATAATCTTGATACTTTTCCAAACAATCATAAAATATCATTATTATGTCAAAATACTATTTATAATTTTCGTATTAGTGATCTTATTAATCTATGGTATAATTGTTTAATTCACAGTGAAAATTTATTTTGTAAACCAAAACAATTAAAAAACCCATATACTAATATAGAATTTGAAAATCATAATTTATATAATTTATCTATTGCTATACATAATACTGGATTTTATGTTCCGCAATATATATCTTGGTTTTTTTATTCTGATTTTAATATTAATAATTTTGTTTATAGGTATTATCCTTTTTTAAAAGATATTGCAATTGAAGATTTTGTTAAAAACGGTATTACTGGTGAATTATATGAAAAAATATTAGAAATGTGTTTTGAATTTAAAGAAGATTTAAATTATAAAACATTACCTGAAAGATTAACATATGCTAGAAAAAGATATTTTGTCAAACAATTCAGACCAATTATAAAATTTTATTTATATAGTTGTTATTGTTGTAATCCTCTTATGAAAAGTGAATATACTATAAAAGCTAAAAGATATGCAATAGAATGGTTTGATGATAATAGTGATTCCCCGTTTATCATTAACAATCCACCACCTCCACCTCCTGTTTATTCTCCTCCCCCTGCTCCTCCTCCAACTACAATAGATATTGATGAAGAAGTAGACGATATTATTAATACTACCAATATATTTATTGAAGAAACTATTAATACAATTATACAAGAAAATACAATCGATGTAAGTTATAATAATATTTCATTTTTGAATCCTTTTAGAGCAAGGAATACTTTACCTAGAACACCACCTAATAATTTACAAAGAACTTCTACTAATAATATTCAATCCTATGGTATGAATCTAGGAATAAGAAGATAAAATATTTTTGTCTATTTTTACTATAGACACAGCATTATTTTTCTCTCCCTTTTTAAAATCAATCTCTATTTTTTTAGAGAAGAATAAATTTGTGTAACTTTTTTTTGTAATTTATAGCATATAATTATCATTATGTTATAAATTATTTATATATTTTTGAAAATTCATTCCAATGTTCTAAAAATTTCTTTGATGAAAATGTGTTTTTAGATGGTATTAAATTATCTTTATTTAAAAGGCTATTATCTTTTGCGAATGATGTTAGATAAGGAATAATTGTCATTCTTAAAGCCTTTTCTTTTTTTGTGCAAGAAATAGTTTCATCATTTATTTTATTTTTCTGCTTTGAATAAGCTATATATTCTATAAAAATATTATCCTTGCTTATACCATCTATATTTACATTTGATATTTTTTCTTTTATTTTTTCATCTGTTAAGACTTCTCCTTTTTTTCCAGTCCAATATTTATCATAAATTAGTTCTGAAAATTTCTTTCTAGCTTGGTGAGCTGGATCACCAGAAGACCATAAATCTAATTTTATGTTCAATTTATCATCTTTATATTCTTTGCCCTGAATATTTTTTTCAACAAATGATAATAATTCTTTTATACTTTTAATAATAAGATCTTTTTGTCCGCTCTTAATATATTTTAATAATACAATAAAAAATTTATATCTACAATATTTTTCTTCTTCTTTTTTATTAAGTTTTTTAACATTAGATTTTTTATCATTTAATTTTTTATCATTTGATTTATTTGTCTTTGCATCTTTTTTTTCTACTGTTTTTACTATATCTAATACTTGTCTCTCTTGTTCTTCGGCTATTTTTTCTGCTAATTTTACAACATTTTCTTCTTCTTTTTCTTCGTTATCATCATCGATTACAGTATTTATATCTAAATCTGAATATTTTCGTGACATTATATTTTTTTGCTTCATATTTTTAATAGGAATCATATCACTAGTTTCAGGATTAGTATTATCAAATAAATTTTTATTATATAAATATAAATTTTCAGGAACTATCTTGATATTTTTATTATATTCCTCTTTTAATATATTTTCTAGTATTACAATTTCATCTTTATTTACATTATATTCTACATTATCAAAAGATAGATATATATTATTAGTAAATATGTAATTTTTAATTTTTTCATAACGTATTAATTCATCTGCTAATCTATGTAAATATAACTTTTCATTTAATAACGTATCATCAATATAATTTTTTTTTGGTAATAATTGTTTACAGGTATCTTTTTCATTAAAAGAACAAAAAGGTGATGAACAATTTTTTTTGTTTAAATCTAAACATAAAACTAATTGATTCACATTAATATTTTTATCAAATGTAATAAAACTAATATTTTTTTTTATTATTGATTTTATTATTTTTTTTATTTTATCTATTTTAGTTTTATAATCCATTATTTTGTTATCCTTATCAATGTCATTTTCAGTTATATAAATTATATCATTTTTTTCATTTTCATATATTTTTTTATTGATATTTATTCTAAAAATGTTACGATATATATTATAAAAATTATTTTCTAATTTTATTTTTCTAATTTCATTTATTCGATTACTATCAATTCCTTTATTTAAATTTATTTTAATTTTATGATCTATATAATTATATTTTTTGGCTTTTTTGCTCCATTCTTCTTTGACAATAGAATATTTTTTAAATTTATTTTTATCATATTTAATAGGATTTATTAATATTGTTTGATTAGTATTTGTCAACATAGCTACAGCCAATTCATCTTGAACAATTATTTGTTTTATTTGTAATTTTATATTATTATTTTTATCAATTATAATATTTAGTTTATCTAATATATCTACAGTATCATCATAATCTAAACCATAAAAATTATCTCCAATATATTCGAATTGATAATTAAAATCGATATTAGATGGTTTACAAGGAATATATATATTCTTTTTGTTATAATTATATATTATTCCAATTGTTTGATAATAATGATTAATTATTTGTTTTACATTTTTTTTATTTTTTATTTTTAATTGTTGAATTAATTCATTAAATTTTATATTTGAAGACCAATTTTTATTATATTCTTTATTACTAGGTTGTTCTTTACATAAAAAGGTATTATTTTTTATTATAATCATAAATTTATAAATTTCTTGTAATGATTTATCGTTTTTTAAAAAAGAATGATTAAATTGCTTCCAGATATTATGCTTTTTTTTATCTTTTTCAACAATATATATTGGTTCATATATTTCATTTTCACAATAAATCATAATTGTATTTTTATTTGAGTCAAATATATTATTTGTCACGTTATATGTTGGACATAAAATTTCTATTTTTTTAGTTATATCATTATCAGGGCTATTAAATATTACTAGATTTACACCATTTTTAAAAAATAAACCATATTCCTTGATAGGAGAGCAAATTAAATCCCATAAAAAGGTATGATTAATTATTGAGGTAGGATCTAATAAATAATTAAAAAATTGTTCTCTAGCACTAAAAATTTTTTCATAATTAGATATTCCAACAATATTTTTTAATTTTTTTTCGTTATTGGTTAATTTTTTAGAATATTCTTTTGCTTTTTCTTTAAACAATATCTTTGGATTAAAAAATGAATGATATAGATTACCTTTATTACTAGATATAAATTTATCAAGTGTTAATTTATTTATAATATGTTTAATTACATTATTTACATCAACTATATTATCAGTATAATTATCATTATCAATAGTTAACATCTTTTTATATTTCATCAAATGTCCAATACAACTTATAAACGAATTATTGATATTACCATTTGCACCATATCTTAATAAACATTTATTTTTATTTTTTAAATTATCGTCGTTTCTTCTAATATAACATTTTGATTCATTATCAAAATTTAAAAAGGTTTGCATTGATACATTTAAATATCCAAATTTATGTTCAGGTAATGGAAAGGTATCTAATAATGGTTTAGTATGTATATTTATATTTTTCTTTTTTACATTATTATTATCATTAATATCATTATTTCCATATACACTACTTTTATTACATTGCATATATCTATTCATATCTTTTCTTGGATTACTTCTAGTACGATGAAAATCTTTTGGATACTTATTAATATTTAAATCTAATTTATTTATTTTACCATTTTTAAACACATGATTTACTTGAAAATCATTATAGGTAGGTATTTTCTCATTATATTTACCAGATTCAGGTATTTGTAATGAAAAATTACTCAATGGTTTATTTATATCTTGCATTTCACTCCAAGTATATTTTTTATTAGGTTTACCTATTTCAATATAAGTATCATCATCTATTTTTTTAAATTTATCACCAAATGTATTAGGTTTTGTATAACAACAAGGTATACATAATCCATCTGGATGTGTATTTTTTTTCATAAATTTTGGATAATGAGGTCTATATACTAATTTATTATTAGAATCTTTTACACCATCTCTGTGTTTTAAACTATCAGTAAATTCGTATATATTTTTTCCTTCTGGTACTTTCTTTGCATTTTCTGGTATAACAGCATCCCATCCTCCACATTCTCCTTGATTAACCTGTTCTATACTTAAACTTCTACCTTTTCCAGTTTTAGGATCTCTTATACACCAAAATCTAGGACATATAAAATGATAATCTTTTCCATTTTTATTTGTAGTAATATATTCATCATAAGATTTATTTTTATTTCCATCTAATTGATCTATTAATTTTTTTTCTTCGTCGCTAATTAATACAGGCACTCTTTTATATTGACTTTGACATACCTTTGCATAACTTCTCCAATCTTTTCTATCACTTTTTCCAGCATATTCTGGAAATACATTTTTTATTCTATCAGACCAATAATTTTTTTGTCCAGATAATTCTATTTTTTTAAAGTTTGTTTTTAATATTTTTCTTTCTTTTTTTTTACCACCACCTCCTAGATTCAAATCTAAATCATCATCCAAATCAAATTGGTCATCAGCATTTTCAAAATCGAATATTTCTCCATCATTGATAGCATCTTTTAATGTTTCACCTTCTTCTTCATCTTCATTAATATCATCATCCACATACAATATTTTTTTATTTATATTTCCTTGTAATTTTTCCAAAGATTTATCTTTATTTTCTAGTAATTCAATAGAAGGAGTTAAATCTTGAATTTTAATATTTTTATCATCTACATTTAATTTTTCTATTAATTTATTTGATTTACAATTTTCTGATACCCAATCCCAATTTTTTTCTTGTAATATAAATGTTTTTATAAGAGAATAAATGTATATATCAATATATTTTATATAATTAATATTATTAATATTCATAATTTTTATAATATTCTTTGGTTGATAACTATTTTTAATTTTTCCAATATATAATGAACATTCAAACCCCGGATGATTTCCTAATTTAATTTTATTATTTACGTAAATATCTGATTTAAATTCCATATTTTGTTTAAATTTTGTTAACATATCAGTTGCTTCATCTAAAGGTTTATTATGATTATTTATTAAATAACTGATAATATATGTATCTGGATGATTATTTTGAACTAAAGTATTGATTACGAAATTTATACCTTCCATTTTTTTATATGAACTAACTCTTTTATAATACATTATAATTTCATCATTTAAATCCTCAAATTTTGTATTATCAGACAATAAAAATATAGGAGATAAGCAATGAGCAAATTTTTTAAGGTCATACTGTTTATTATAATAATCAAAAACAATAGCATAATTCAATGATACGATTTCTACATTTTTATCATCTAATTTATTAAATTTATTAAAATTATATCCACTTTTTTTTAATAAAATATTTATTTTATCAATTAAGGTATTAACAGTAGAAGATATTATACTTTCTATTTCATTTAAATTTTTATATATTTCATTATATGTTTTAATTTCGAAATTTCCATTTTCATATAATTGACAGTATAATTCAATATCTTTATAATCAATATAAAATCCTATTTTTTTAGTTTTAATTGTTGATGTTAGTAGATTCATTATTTTTTTTATTTTATAATTTTTTGAATTATTTTCTACATATAAACTAGGCAATTTTTTTCCTTCATTCGAGTAATAATTTTTTGTAAATAATCTATAAATAATTTCAGTTCCATCTCCAGGATTAAATTTAATCAATGGTATATTTTTATTAGAATTAAGCATTTTAAAAATTGCTTGTAATGGTAATTTAATTTTACTAATAGGATGTATAACTATATTAAAATCAATTACATATGATGTAAATGTTTTTTTATCATAATTAGAATAATAAAAATTAACACATTTATTATAATTTTTATAATTTCTTTTATTAGTTAATTTATTAAATTTTTTGGACATTTTTTCAATATTTTTTTCATAACTTGAAATATTGATAATATCATTTTCATATAATTTTGGAAAATATACTTTTAATAAATACATATCATCTATATTTTTATTTAAAAGTGCAACATCATCGGGTGTATAAAAATATAAGGTATTATTGTGTATTTTTCCATATTCAAATAATAATAAATTATCTTCAGTTATAAATTTATTGCTATTTGCATTTAATAATACTGGATCTATATATTTTATATCATTAGGATTAACAGTATAAGGATAATTTTTTTCAAATAAAACTTTTTGTCCCAATGATATATTTTGAATTAATTTTTCGTTTTGGGATGGTTTCCATTTCATACTAATATCGTGATAATCTACATTATTAGATATTTTTCCTTTCCACATCCATTTATAATCATTGTCATTAATACTATTTTTTTTTATATTAGAAAATAATACATATAATAATTTATCATTAAATTTGGTATTAGTTTTTTTTTGTAAAAATTGTTCATATATTTTTTGTAAATTTACAGTTTCTTCTATTTGACAAAATAAATAAATATTTTCTGGAAATATATTATCATTTCCTATTTCACGAGCAATTTTTTCTTTAATTTGAAGTATACTATCATCATAATATATATTTTCTTTGATGTATTTATCATTATTATTGTTAAATTTATCTATAGAAAAAATGTATTTATTTTTTACACCTTTATTATCTAAATGTATTATGTTAAATATTTCAGACATATATATAAATAAAAGACAATATATATGTTTAAATGAGTATAAATATAATTGCAGCTATGGCTAAAAACAGAGTAATTGGAATTAATAATAAACTTCCTTGGAATATACCAAATGACCTTAAATATTTTAAAAATTTAACTTCTCAAAATAAATCTGCTGTAGTAATGGGTCGTAAAACTTGGGATAGTTTACCTATTAAACCATTACCTAATAGACGTAATTATGTATTAACAAAAAACAATTACCATTTGACGTTTCCAGACGCTTTAATTTTAAAAGAACCTGATGATATAGTAAAATTTAAAAAAATTTATAATGAAATATGGATTATAGGAGGTCAAGCTATATATGATGAATATATAAATAAACCATATATAGATAGAATATATCTAACAGAAATTAATGCAATTTATAAAGGTGATACATATTTTCCAGAACTACCAAAAGGTTTTTTAAAAACAATTCAAGGCAAAACGAGATATTTTTCGAAAAATTCATTAGAATTTACTAGTTATAATTATAATATGTATAGTAATTGTAATTGGTCTAAAGAACGTTCTAATTATAGAAAGTTATAATTACATATCATAATAAGGGTTATCTGTGATTTTCATACCACAATAATTTTTAGGTTTCTTTTTATAATTTACGGGTTCATATATTTTTATTTTTACTGCTTCTTGTAATAAAAATTTAAAATTATTCCAAAATTCAGTAGTATGTCCAATAGATTTTGTTGCTATATGAGATAATTCGTGTAAAGCTACAAACATCAAAGTATTTTCGTCTATTAAATTACCTCCTTTTTTTGTTTCAGTTACACAAAATGCTAACTTTTCTCCTTTATTTTCAGAATAAGCAGTGAATTTACTAGTTGGTAATATTTCATTTATTTTTTTTGGATTAAAACCTTTTTTAAGTCGCTGTACATTTTCTCTATCAGGATACTTTGCTGACATATGTTCAACTAACTTTTTCATTTTGATAGTGCATCTAGCTAAAATATCAGCAACTAATTCTAATTTACTAGTTTCTCTTACGCAATATTCATTTCCATCTTCTTTGGATATTATACATTTTAATTGAAATGCTTCTGATTCTTGATATATTTTTAAACAAATATACCCGATAAATACTATCATTAAAATACCAAAAATATTTATATCTAGTTTCATTTATATATTATTCCTAAAAATAATATATAAAAATTAATGACGGATTGGCATTTAATTAGAACCTATTTCTAAAGGTCGTCTGTATGGGTCACCTGAAATAGTAGTTTGATTCCAAGGTCCTACATCCATTTTTGGATTAGGTGGCTCACTTCTTAATTGAAGATTTGGATTTCTTAAACTTTGTCCTACAGTATTAATACCGATGTGATGTCCTGCTTTCAATAAACTTACATTCATTAAATCGCCTGCTCCAGATGGATTTAATTTTGAAAATTCCGAATTATTATCTTGTGGCAGTAATTCTTTTGGGTCAACAACACTTTGTTTTGAACAAGATGGTGGTAATCCATATTGGTCAGTGTTTAATCCACTTGCGTTAGCATAGTCTGAATTTTCTCCTTCTGGATGAGCAGGTTGGTAATTGTTTGCTCCACCATCAACACTTTCACCCTGGTTCATTGCAGGTGCCATTTGTCTTTCATCATTACCCATTCCTGACAATTCGAAACTTTTTCCGGTACTGTAAGTGTATAAAACATAAGCTAAAATTAATCCACCTAAAATAACAATGAAGCTATTTTTTGTTAATTGAGAAAAGCACTTTTGTAATTCTTTAAGCATAGCTATATATAAAATAGGAGCATATAAAATTTTTTCTATTTAATATGAATTTTCCCCTAAATCAACTTCTTCATCATCCCACTCATCATCTGATGTTTCTACTTCATCCAATAAATATTGTTGTTTAATTTTTTTTGCTGTTAAATATGCTTTTATTGCTTCTTGTCTAGCCTTTTTTGCTTTTTCTCTGGCTTGTCTATATATATCTAAATATACCTGATGTTGATCTTTTAATTTAATTGAATCATCTTCTTTGGGTATTTCTAAAATAATTTCATCTAAAGCATTTAATTTATTATTTTTGTCTAAAGTATTAGATTCTAATTTCTCATTTTCATTTTTTACTTCTATTTCTTTTTCATTTTCTTTTTCTTTTTCATCATTATTATCTTCATTATCAGCGTCAAGGTTTTCAGATTTTTTTTCTTTATTTTCACTACTATTATCGTCTTCATCTTTACTTACTTCTTGTTCTACTTCTTGTTCTACTTTTTGTTCTACTTCTTGTGATTGTTCTTCTACTTCTTGTGATTGTTCTTCTACTTCTTGTGATTGTTCTTCTACTTCTAGTGATTGTTCTTCTACTTCCTCGTTTTTTTTATTATTTTTTTCTTTATTTTCACTGCTAATAACGTGTTCTTTTGAATTATTATTTAATTTAATTAAACATTTATCAAATACTGGTTTATTAGTTAATACCATAATTTGACGTAAATTAAATTCTAAATGGAAACTTGTAGCTGAAAATTTCAACCCTACTGCTTCTAAAATAGTAATTAAATTAGATTCATTATCAATATCTTGTAAAGTTAATTCATCTTGTCTATCACTATAAACTTTAACAGTATCTATAATATTTTTTTTCTTTGCTATAAAAGTTCGCAATAAATAATTTTTTTTATAGGATTTAACAGAATCTATCCAATTATATTCTATATCTTCTAATGTCATATCATCTTCTTCTAAAAACCAAATATCTTTCTTTTCTAATATCAATCTTCTTACTTTTTCTGAAAACATATTTAGCCAATTAATAAATGAATTATCATTAACAGTAAATAACAAATCACAATATATTTTTTTTTCTGTTTGAGTTATTCCTTTTTTTGTTTTACATTTTGGTGTTTGAAAAATTATAGCATTATCATTACATTCTATTTTTGATAAATAAGTTCCACCTTGTAAGGGTTTAGGATTTAGTAGTTTAATACTGTGAAAAGGATAATTTTCGTCAGTTTGTAGTAATTCCATTAATAATTAAATAATATTGTAATATTTAAACTATTTTAAGATTAAATTAATAATAAAAAAAAATATTATATATTAGATGTTAAATAAGGAAAAGATTATAAATGAATGCGTAACTATTTTAAACAAAACAGAAGTTAAAAATAGTATAAAAAATTTGTTTATTCCGCTAATTGATATGATATTAAAAGAAATTTATCCATATATTTATTTATCTTTAATATTTGTTGTTATTAGTTTTTTATTAATTTTAGGAATTTTTATAATATTAATGCGTAACAGATATTTATTCAATAAAATTAAATAAAAAATATTTTTATAATATATAATGGCAAGAAGAATGAGTCGTAGAAGTCGTAAATCAAGAAGTAGACGCACCAGAAGACGTCGTGGTGGTAATGCTGTTGCAAAAGCACTTCCAGTATTAACCTTATTAGGTTTGAACACTATGATGGGAAAAAAGAAAAGAGGTGGTAAAAAAAGTCGTAAACGTAGAAAGAAAAGTAAAAAAAGAAGAAGAAAGAAACAACGTAAATAAATAATATAATAATAATTATTAATTAAATATTATTATATAAATTATATTATAATGAGTTTTGAAAATAACATACAATCTTGGGTCCAAATAGATAATGAAATTAAAAAACATAATACAGAATTAAAACAGTTAAGGAGTCAAAGAAATGAATTATCAAATATTATTATTTCTTATGCTAACGATAATAATTTAAATCAAGCTATTATAAAAATATCTGACGGTGACCTTAAATTTAATAATATTAAACAAACAGAACCTTTAACATTCAAATTTATAACAAAATGTTTAAATGATTGTATTGAAGATGAAAATACTGTAGAACAACTTATAACATATATGAAAGACAAAAGAAAAGTTACTTATAAAAATGATATTAAGAGAAGTTATAAATAAATTATAATATGTCTAATAACGAAAAAAAGCTATTTAAAAAAATTTATGATATTAGAAGAGAAGAATTATATAAAAAAAATAATAATTTATTTAAATCTTGGTTAAAAATGGAAGATTATAATAATATATCTAATGAACAAAAAATACATTACTTTATAGATAATATACTTAATATTGTAAAAAAAAATGGTTATGTAATTCAATATGAAAAAGAATTTAAAAATGAATTAGCTACTTTAATATATAATAATAGCGAAGTAGATGCCTAAAAGATTTATTCCTAATTATGAAGACAAAAACGATGATGATGATGATGGAGATTCTATATATAACATATTAACAGAAGAAGATTATTTAAATAATCCTACAACTAAAAATATATTAATGGATCATCATCATACAACATTTATACTAAAATTAGAAAACAAGATAAGTAATTTTTGCGATGATTTTTTAAATATAAATAAAAGTTATAACTTTTTAAATAATGATGAATTTGGATATTACTATATGGATGTATTAAATATTATTTATGATCATATTAGTATTAAATACGATACTACTATATTTGAATTTCAAGAAAAATTGTTATATGATGTATTTTATGAAGAGGAAAAAAAAAAATTATCAAATAAAAATAAAGCTAAAATTAAAAATAATATTCAAAATAATAATAAATTTGATTGGAATACAAAATCATATAAAAAATAAATAAGTAAGTATAATATATAATGGAACCTATTAGTTTTATATTATACACTGATGACAAAAATGATTCAAAGTATTGTAGTTTAGGTTATCCTGTTGATAATGAAATATTAGATTCAAAAATATCAAAAAGTGAATATCATACACCTATTCCTTTACTTGTATTAAATGAAAGAGTTACATCAGTTAAAGATGTAAATAGTGACATAGACAAATTATATAATGAAGATGATATGTTAAATAAAGAAACAGTAGATAACTGTGTATCAGATGAATTAATGGACAAATTATTAAATATGGTAAATAAAAATTATAAACCAAAAGAAATTATTAAAGAAGTTCCAAAAGAAATTAAAAAAGCGCAAAAAAGATGTACTAAAAAACGCGTAAAAAAATCTAATAGAAAGACAAAGAAAAAAAGAAAAAAATGATTATAATATATATATGAATTGGGGTAATTTGTCAGTAAATACATCATTTGATAAAGAAAAACAACAAAAATATAAAAAAAATAAGGTATATCAAATAAGATGTAATGCTTGTCGTTCATTATTTTCTCATAAATTTGTCAGTGAAAAAGATTTAGACAATATGGCTAGATATGGATTAAAATGTGATGATTGTGAAGCAGAGGATATTTTATATGGAACTTCAACTTCTTCATCTTCTGATGATTTGGCATTTTTATATGATTCTTCTGATTCTTCTTCTTTTCCTTCTCCTTCTTTACCAAAAAAAAAGCACTCTCCACCAAAAAAGAATTGGTCTCCACCTAAATTAGAAATAAAAGCTTCGCCAGTGCCAAAATCACCACCAAATATATTTGATCCACCATATGTATTAACATATGTAGACCCAAAAAAAATAAAAAAGCCAAAAGCATTCTTGTCCAAGGCATGGTTGAAGACATTAACAGGAGGTAAAAACCGACGAAAACGCAAAAGAACACGTAGAAAATTAAAACGTAGAAAAACTCGTCGCAAAAAAAGACGTAAAAGACGTAAAACTAGACGTTAATTAATTTATAATATAAAGTATAAATTAATTTATATTTGTTTCCAATTAGTATAATTAAATGGTGATACTTTCATATCATTTAATTTTTTCTTGTATTTTTCTGCTAATTTTTCAATAGCTATTTCTTCTTTTGTTTTTGGGAAAGGTTGGAATTTCTTAACCATATCTTTAATTTTATCATTTGCTTCTGGTTTCACGCCGTAACAATTAACACCAAATCTAGCATTAGCATTTGCAATATATCCTCCATTTACTCCTGGTCTACCACAATTATTTCCTTTATTTTCACCACATTTACCCATCTTTTGAATTCTATTCCAAGTAGCTTTTTGAGTAGGAAATAAAGCCATTTGATTTTTTGACCATCCATAACTACACCATTCTCCGCCATTATTATATGCTTCTTCAACTTGAGAATAATCTGCTAATTCAGAATCATATGCTTTACATACAGCTTCAGCTTCTCTATAATTATATACATTACCAGGTATATGAAATACTTCTTCTTTTTTTTCTATAATTTCATCTTCTTCTTCTATTATAGAATCACCATCTTTATTAGACACGTTAAATTTAATATGAGGGTCATTTGAAAAAATACCAGATATAGCTGTTTTTATATCTAAATCAAAAAAATATTGTAATCCATTAATTAAAATTAAAAATATTAATAAACCCCATACTAACAATTCTAATATATCGGATGATGGTGATGATTGTGTTGTTTGTCCATTCATTATACTAGTTACCCCTAAAGATTCAAATAATAATATAAATATTATAACTATTGCTACTACTATTACTAATATCATAGGATTATTGTTAAATAACTGACCTCCAATAGATCCATTTATATTTTGATATACTGAATCGATTCCTCCTGTTGGTGACACATCACCTTCTAGATTTACTTTATTTAAATCGATAGAATCTGATTTTTTACTCATATATATAAATTAAGTTATTTTTTTTTTACGATAGAATAGACAATATGCATATGTGCTTTTCAATTTATTTAAATTTTGTATTTCACTTACAACCGTATCATTATATAAATACCATTTATTATTTGCGTTTTTAACATATGCAGTATAGTGTCCCCCTCTAGTTCCTCCCATATGATTGCAAATACCATATAAATCATATACACTATTTTTTTTATCATATCCTAATACATATTTTCTTAAATCTAAATTTGTTAGAGGAAAATCAATCATTTTTTGTATTTTTTTTCTTTCATTTTCAAAGCGTTTTAATGTTATAACTAAAATATCTGGTAAATTCCAAAATTTAATAGCTTTTGTACAATTTTCCTTTTTTTTTGTTTTTTCATTAACTTCTATTTTATCGCTTAATGTTTCTATTTCCGTATAATTTTCTATACAATCTAATAAATTATTTGATTTTGTTACTTCTAATGTTAAATTAAAAAATGGTTCACTAGTAATGTTTTCATATTCACTTTCTAATGATTTAATTGTTGAAATATTTATTCCATAAAACAATTTTATTATTTCAGAATATTCTTTTTCATACATTTTTTCCATCATTTCATAACTAGTTTTAGCTATTAAATCTTGTTTATTTTTTATTTTACCTGTTATTGTCATATTTACTTCTCTTTTTATAGAGTTATGAAAACAGTCTATTATAAAATGTAAAAATTCAGTTAAATCATTTTGTGAAAATCCAGTAAATAATACTTGTTGTTTTGCTCGCGCTATTCGTTGAATTGCTGTTAAAAATCCTGCTGGTTTTATTGTGCAATTTTCGCTCCACATTAATTTTCTTAAATTATCCCATTCCCATAAAACCAAAGTATCTGGACATCGATTTAAATAATATTTATATTCTTCTTTGCTTAAAAAATCATTTAATTCATAAGTGTGACTTAAACATTGTAATGTTGAATTGATAAAACAAGTATTCCCTAAATTAACTAATCCTGTCAATCCTTTTGACATATATTTATTAGTTATATCTTCTTTTTTTTCTTTTTCTACGGAAGCCAACATTTATATTTAATATAATAATTTTACATTTAAACATATTTTAAATATAATATATATTCATATGTTCAATACAAATAATAATAATAATAATAACAATACAAACAATAATAATAATTCAGATATTATTAGAGAGTTATTTTATTATTTAAGTCAACAACAAACTTTTTACAATAATTATTCACATAATCAACATAATGTTACTAATTCTCTTATAGATTTAATACATTCTTCTATTAATACACCTAATCCATATAGATGGAATCCTAATAGTACACCACATAGTGTAAGAAATCCTTTTCATTTTAGAGGAACACAAAACAATGAAAGTATATTTAGTCGTAGAAATAGAACTACTACTACTAATCCTATATTTCCTAGACGTAGTTTTAGGCAGTCGCCTATAAGATTTCCTAGAAGAACTACTATTAATTCCCTTCCTAATTTACAAACATTTATTAATAATACTTTATTTAGTTCTAGAAGAAATATTCAACGTCCTACTATTCGTCATATAATTAATAATGTTACTTTTCACTCTTGGAGAAATATTAAAGATGATAATAATATAAATCAAGAAACTTGTCCTATAGCTGTTAGAAGGTTTGAGGATGATGATATTGTTGCAAAAATTACTCATTGTCAGCATTGTTTTTTATGTGATAAATTATTAGAATGGTTTGATAACGATAATAGATGTCCTATATGTAGATATAATATTTCTTCATTAATTACTCCTATTGACGCATCATCTAATGGTCTGTTAAATATTTCTTCTATGCGAAACACTGATTTATCTAATAATTTTACACAAACTGATATAAGTTCTGATATAATAGCTGAATTTTCATTTAATTTACCACCTAATCTTAATTTAAGTAATTTATTAAATTCAAATGAAACTCCTACTCCTTTTGAAGAAAGTGATGAAACAGATGTATAAAAAATATATAATTATTTATAAATATTTATATATTTAAACCTTGAAGAAATTATTATACATTGCCTTTTTATTTATTGTTTCATATTTTTTTAATATAGGCGCAAATATTATTTTATAAACTTGATCTTCTTTAAATTTTATTATTTTTTCTACCATTTTATTTTCATCATCTTTATACTTTCTTTTTATTTTTCTTATTTCACTAAAATATTTTAATTTTTTACTCTGAAATTTAGTTAATTTTTCTAAAATTAATGAAAATAACTGTAATAATGGTTTCATTATTTGATTTGTAATATAATGATTATAATCTGGTTTTAAATTATGTTTTTTTATATAATCAGGATGTTCTATTTTATCTCCTTGTAATTTCGATTTGGTTTTTGTTTTTACATAAACATATGGTATTCTTGATCCTACTGCTGGTCTTGTTCCCGGTTCTCTTGCTTCCATTCTTTCCGCCAAAACCCAATGAGCTATCCCTTCTGGATTTTTATAATATGCTCTTAATGATTTACTTAATATTAATTTATTTATATCTATTTTCCCATTTATCAAATCCAATAAATATTTTTCTAAAAATTCTACTGATTTATCTATATTATTTTCTTTCATTAAAATGTCTACAACACCACCATAACTGTCTTTTACACACGGCGCATTATCTCTTCTTTTTAATACAATTCCCATTTCTTTTCTATATCCACTATTTATATCTTCTTCATACAACATTCCAACATATCTTTTTTTTGTTAATAATAATAATGGATCAAATGTTTTTTCATATTCTAATGTATGTGGATTTTTTAATAAATTTGTAGCCAAATGCTCTGCTCTTTTTGCTAATTCTATTGTTACATCTAATGCTTTCTTTCCTACAACTTTATTTCCTTTCATATCCTTTAAATTAAATACAAAGAATACAGAATCAGTATCACCATATACATATTCAGCATTCGTTTTCATTTGACCGTGTTTTGTATCTACAACTTTATCTCCATAACATCCTTCTACTATTTCTTTAGCATAACCTAACAATTTGCGACCAACTGCTGTAGTTGATGCCGCAATATCTATTTCATATATTGCACTTGTTTTTGCTCCACATTGACCATATAATGAATTTGCTGTTAATTTTGTGGCTAATTGTCTTTTATCATACAATTTTCTTTCAAATGGTGTTTTTGCTTCTTTCTTTTTCTTTTTATATACCTTTCTTTGAGCTAATAATTCCATTAATACTTTTGGTAATATTCCTTTCTTATCATTTGGAAATTGAGCAAATCTACAAGTCTTTCTTCCTACTTTTATTTTCTCCCATACATCTGGCGATGTTTCTTTTGCTTTCTTTTTCATAACATATTTGTAAGTATCATATGTAACATCTACATATTTATATCCTGGTAAATTATCATATATACCATCTTTTTCTCCCCATTTTTCTTTTACGTTTCCTTTCATATCATATTCTATTGTCCATACTTTACTATCTGGTGATAAATTCTCACTTATCATAGAACTAGGATATAGAGATGAATAATCATTTACTGCTACTGGTACATCCGCATAATAACCCACTTTTGGTTCCAATACTACTGCTCCTTCATATCCTTCTCTTCCTCCCTGTCTAATTGCCGGAATTAATATATTTTCATCTCTACATTTTTTACTAATAAAACTTAATGACTTTATCCCTTGTCCTCTCATTATTATAAAATCTACAGGAACATAACACAGTTTTGCCATCTCACTAAAATCTAAATACATATCATTTTTTATCATTAAATTATGAACTAGATTACAATCCTGTAAACAATATTTTGCTACCTTTGCTCTTTTATCTGGTGTATCCGCATTAAACATTTCTTCTAATGTTATATCATCCTTATTTAATCCCCATAATATTTTGTTTCCTTTGTCTATGTTTAATTTTTCTTTTATATAATATTCTCCTTTTATGTGATCTACGCCATTTACTATAAATTTCGCACCATTCTTATACATATCCATTGAATATTTTAATATTTTAAATGATACATAATCTCCATTTTTCAATCCCATTAAATTTTTACTAACTACACGTGTCATTTTTTTTTCTTCAATCCATTCGTAATCTTTTACTTTATCACTTATAAATTCTGATGCAACTGAATCTAATTTATAACTAGATAAATTTTCTGTTTTTCTAAAATGATTATATAAATCTAACTGTAGTCTTCCTTTCATTTTAATATATGTCAAGTCGTGAGTTCCACTTGCTACCTTTGTTGTACTTTTCTTTACTTTTGCTTCTTCTTCAGTATTTATAGATAATTCTCTCATTATATCATCTTTACAATGTAACTCTTCCGCTCTATCTATTATATAAGACCAATCAAATGAAAATACATTATATCCTATTAACATTTGAGGATTTTCCTTTCTTATCATTTGAGCCCATTTTATTAATAATTCCTTTTCTGTCTTATGACATCTAATTCTTCTATTAGGAACTTCTTTTATATCTGAACATTCGCCAACAACACATATATCATTCATATATTGTTGTTCTTCTCCTAACTTTACAAATGTTGTTCCTATCATTGTTATTGGGTCCCCTTTTACTGCTCCTATTTTTTTTAACATTGTTGTTAATTTTTTTATATTATTTTTTCTCTGATTATCATTTTTAATCTCTAACAAATCATTTAATTTTTTATCATTCATTGTTTTCAATTTCTTTTCTAGTAATTCTTCTGATATATAATTTTTTGTAAATATTTCACTTATTCCGCTTTCTGAACCATAATTAAATGCTGTTCTAATATTTTCTTTTATTTCTTCTTCATTTATAATTTCTTTATTTATTATTTTTGTTATAATTTCCATAGATAGTTTTGTATATGTTTTTTTTGCTAATGGAAAATCTCCGTGACTTGATTTACATTCAATATCCCAACTCGCTATTCTCAATGGCACTTGGTCATCCTTTTCCATTAATGATATTATATCACTATAATTAATTTCATATTCATAATCTTGTATGGTTGCTTTATTATGTATTTGTTTTGCTTTATTTAATTTTATCCAACCCGATGGACTTATATCTTGAATATGAAAATATCTTAACAAAGGTGGTAATGTTGCTCCATATAATTTTAAAAATGTTCCTTTATATTTTCCTGATGGTATCTTATATCCATATTTTTTTAATTTTTTATTTGCCCAATCATCTGCATTATCATACCATAAATTTTTTATTTTATTCATTACTGATGTATTTTTAAATATTATTTTCATAAACTTATGTTTTTTTCTGCCATCAAATCCATATAATTTATGTTTTTTTAACATCTTTATTTCTAATATTGAATCTTCATAATATCCTCCTACTTCTTTTTGTAGTAATTCCATAAAATATGATTTATCTCTCATTGTCCATTCATCTCCTACTTTTACATATATAAATGGTTGATAATTCATTACTCTTACACTATAGGTTTTGCCTTCTATATCCATACCAAACATTTGTATTACAAAACTTTTTTTATCTTTTTTTCTCCCTTCTTCTTCGCTGTCTTCTTCCAATATTTCATTTCCATCGGCAAAATCATATAATTTTATTTCTGGACCATCTCCTTCTTTTCTTTTCTTTACTTTCTTTTTTGATATATCATTTTCTTCTTTTATACCCTTTGATTTCAAAAATGCTTTAAATCCTATACTTTTTTCTATATCAAAACTTGTTTCTAATTCTCTTTTTGCTATTTCATATGCTTTTTTTTCTAATTCTGTAAAAGTATTTATATACTCTTCTATTAGTTGATTCTTTGTCATTTTTTTATTATAAATATTATAATTATTTTTAATCAATTTTTTATATTAATATATTTCTCATAATATTTTTTAAACTAATTTAAACATATTATAACATTTTTATTAATGAATTATTCTAATTCTACTCTTGTTATTAATTATTACAAATATCATCAAAACCCTATTAATAAAATGATTCATTTAATGTGTATTCCTATGATTATGATTTCTATATTAACATTTTTTAAAAAATTCAAAATAAAGTCTAATTATGATTCTATTGTTTGTAATGATTACATAACTTATATATTAAAACCTACTATTAGAGACATTATTACTTTATTTTATATTGCTTATTATTATTCTTGGAGTCTTAAAATTGGATTTTTTATGCAAGGATTTATAGCTATTATTAATTATATTGTTGATGATTTAAAATTAAAAGATATTCCTAATTTTAAATTATTTACATTTGCTTGGACTATGCAATTTTTAGGACATTATATTGAAGGTAACCGTCCTGCTTTAATTGATAGCTTGTCACAAGCTTTTTTACAAGCACCATTATTTACTGTTGCTACTATATTTCCTTCTATATTAAATTAACGCCTTCTTTTTCTTCTTTTCTTTTTCCTTGTTCTTCTTTTTTTTCTTGATTTTCTTCGTTTACGTTGTGATTTTCTACGACGCGTTCTTCGTCTTTTTCTACCTCCTTTAAATTTTGCTTTTAATCCCAATTCTGTTTCAATCCAATCTTTTAACGCCGCTTCATCTCTACTTCCTTGGTAATCTTTTTGAAATTTACCATTTTTTACTAATCGTATAGTAGGATATCCTCTTACTCCTCCGCAGCCTTTTTTCCCTTCATATTGCCCTTCTTCCAATGCTGCTATCATTGCATTATTTGGTGAATCCTTATTATTGTATGTATCCATTAATTTATTCCAGGTTGGTTTTAAGGCTTGACAATGACCACACCACGGCGCCATTAATGCTAATATTGTTATACTATTATCCACATTTGCAACATATATTCCTTCATCATATTTACTTCCCTTTTTGTTAGATTTAATTTTTGGCATATATATTATATCCAGAAATTTATTTGTTATATAATATATATATGAACATTAAGATTACAATTATTATTATAGGATTTATAGCAGGAATTATATTTTGTATGACATATAAAAGCAAAGATTTATATGAAGGATTCTCCAAGATTGAAAATGAAAACTGTCCTAATTTATTATTAAGAGAAGGTACTAAATTGAAATTATTAAATACCAAACAACCTAGAATACCCGGAATTAATCCTATTGAATTCAACAATTTAGATGAATATGCTGAATATTATGAATTTCAAAAGAAAAATAATATTAACTGTCCTGTTTTATATTTTCAAGAGACCTACGATACACAAGATAAAAAAGGATGGAGATTATTAATGAACCCATTTGACCCACAAGGTGGTATGTCTAGTCATCCAAAAGATAATAGTGCCACTCCAAAAGTTCAATTAACCGATGCTAATGACGACAGACCACCATATAATCAAAATCAATATGCTTCGTTTGATCCACAAGACCAATATATCGGTGTAAAAACTCCTTTAGACGAAAAAGAATTCCCTGAAGACCCTATGTCTTCTACTTGGAAAGGACACGAATATACACATAATGCTCTTATGAGTGGTAAATTTAAAGATAGAACCAGAGATCCAAACGCGGAAGATAGATTTGCTGTTAAATAATTAAATATTTAAATATTATTTATTTAATTATTGAGATGGTGTCGCTGCTGGTGCTTTACCAAAAAATTTAATACATTCCATAATTTTACCTGCTTCTGCTAAAGAATATGCTCCTCTACGCTGTGCTACTTGTAAAAATCCTGCCATTACATTCAAGGCATCGTTTTCGTTATTAACTGGAACTGTTAACAAAGTTGCTTGTTGTTGTGCATCACTGCTAGCTGCATTTGCTGCTGCTTGTTGGGCTTCAGATGCTTCAGGTCGTGGTGGGGTAGATACGACTTCGTTTTCTGCTACTGCTGACATTATATCTTATATTTTAAAATATTTTTTAAGTTATTTTTATTTTAAAATATTAAAATTTTTTATTTATTTAATTATTTTCTAATGCTTCAATTCTTGCTATTAGTGTTTGAATAAGGGTTTCTTGAGATGCAACCTTTGCTTCCAATTCAATAACCTTTTTATCCAATTCTTGAGTAGCACTGAAATTCAATGCAAACAGTTTCTGCTTGTCCAATGTGTGAAAATCATCCACTTCTTTACCGTAACAGAAAACATTGTCCCATTTTTCTTCAAATGTAAAAGAATTATCAGCATTTCCTACAACTTCTTTTATTATTTCATCATTACCACTAACATCATTACTAACATAGAATCTATATTTAACACCACTACAATCAGTTAAATCTGTATGAAGAGTAGTATCGTTCCAAGATATATCAGTCAAAATTCTCATTTCATTTGGAATTATTTCTTTTTCTATACTAACTGCCATTGGTAATTGTTCTTTCACTTCTTGTGCAATAAATCCTATAGTCTTCTCTGAACCCATAGAAAATTTGTCCTTGTATTCATAATAACGACACGGTATTTTTCTCACCATTTCTAGAGCTAAATTATCACTTACATCTACTACATTTTCTTTGATACGACGATCACTGTTAGCCATAATATAACTTGCACTCCATATAACTTTTTCAACTTTAAGACCAACAGGGTCATTATTAGCGTTACTCGTTGTAGCAACTCCAGCAGATTGTATATAACCTACTGAACCACCATTTGCATTATTGCTTCCATAAACGTGTAGAGGAAAATCTGGACTTGTTGTTCCAATTCCTAGATTTCCACCTGTATTTATATAACTATCATCATCATTACGAAAAACAACTTTTCCTTGTGGAGCACTAGTGCCACCGTCATACAACCCAAAGTATGCTCTTGCTTTACCGTTGCTTCGAGCGGCTTTAAACAATAAACCACCATCTTCATTATTTAATATTATACCATCATATGCTGTACCTGTTTTAATCTCTAATTTTTGACCAGGACTCGTCGTTCCAATTCCTACATTTCCGTTACCCGCATCAATATGTATTCGTTCAGTATAAGATGAATAATAAACACTTCTCTGACCAATTGTAAAATGACCACCGTGTCTATAACCCATATACCAACTGTCTAAAGAACCGGTATTTTCAAAAACTAACCCTTTGTATGCGTTTGTTGAGTCGTGTTGTATTTGTCCCTGCTGTTTTATTTTAATACATCCATTTACTTGTAATTTTTCACCTGGACCATTCGTTCCAATTCCTACATTTCCTGAATTATAATAAATATCATCGCCATTTGTAGTCCATTGCGAAGAAGATGAACCGCCACCACTTGTTGTTGATTCCCCTATTGCTTGAACTTCCATACGAGGTTTAAATAACGGATTAGTTTCAGCCCCATCAAAATATTGTCCTTCGTGAAATCTCGCACTATTAGTGCTATCATATTCTCTTACCATAATTTTAATTTCTTTATTTTCATCCCAAGTTAAAAATTTACCATTGGCAACATCATTTGTTTCGCCTATTTCAAATATAGCTTTTACTATAAAAGAAAACCCAACACCCCCTGCTACATTACCTTCACTATGATTAAAAACAGTACACTCTACATTATCAACGAATACTTTAATATGAGACAACATATAACTACCTTCATCTCTTCTAGCATAATAATTAAATGTATAAGAAATTTGCTTTGTTCCTGTGGGAGGTTTATAATTAATATTACTACCTGTTAAATCAACATAACTAGTTCCAACCTGTAACGTTGAACTCACATTAGTTAAAGTATAACTACCACTTTCTACTTCAACCGTTCTACCATCGCAAACACCAGTTAGGGTTTCTAATATTTGACCCTTCTTTGTTACCGTAGTTGAACTACTGCTACCACCACCACTTGTTATTGTTTCTTCGCCTATTGCTATGATTTCAAGTGAAGGACATACAAATCTTTTACCCCAAGAACCTTCCCAATATCCTGTTGAAAAGAAGTAAACTTCATGACCACTTGATGTATATTCTCTTACTTTAATTTTTATAGTTTTATTTGAATCCCAGGTTAAAAATTTTCCGCTTGTAATATCATTTGTTGAACCAATTTCAAATGTATAATCTAAAACTAATGTATCTTCATCTGGACCTTTTCCTGTCCAAGATCTAACAAAAGCGCTAACCTCTGTATCATCAACATATAATTCAAAATTTGCAATAGGATGAGAATCTTCTCCAGCTAAATTAATTTTATATCGATATATTACTTGACGAGTTCCTGGAGGAGGTTTATAAGAAAAACTACCAGGTAGTTCTGTATATGTTGTTCCACTTGAAATTTCTAAAACAGTATCCACATTAGGTAATGTATAAGTCGCACTTTCAACTTCAACTGTTCTACCATCACATAGACCAGCAACAGTCTCTAATATTTGACCCTTCTTTGTTACCGTAGTTGAACTACTGCTACCACCACCACTTGTTGTTGTTAGTGTTCCTATAGTTCTTATATTAAGAATAGGTTTTATCAACTCATTGGACGTAGTTGTGCTACCTGTTGGTGTCAATGTGCGTTTATGAATATTCATCAAAAATGTATTACTACTGTGATGTCGCACTTCAAGTTTTAAGGTTTTAGAACCACTCCACGCATCCAGGACAAATCGTATTGTTTCTAACGTTCCATATTGACGAGATTCTGCCCCGCCAATAGTTGGTGATGCACCAGATTCAACACCATCAATCATCATCCTAACGTGATAAACACCAGATTGTGCTGTAGTTGATGCCGCAATACTTAACATATATACTACTTCAGTCGCACCATCGGGTGGTGTATATGTTATTTCTGAACCTGATAATGTAGTATATGTCAATGTTGTTGGTTGAATAGCAGTTACTGTAGGCCAAGTATAATCAGCAGAAACTCCTTTAACTGTTCCTCCATCACATATATGAACGAGTTCTTCTAATATTTGACCATGTTTTGTTGTAGTTGTTGAACCACTGCCACCACCACTTGTTGTTGTCTTTTCCCCTATTGCTATAATTTCTATATGGGGTTTCATAATTTCATTGTTTGATTCTCCATATTCTGAATTATAACTACTAATATGTAAAGCACAATCAGCTGAACTACCTCTTTCAATACACATTAATTTTATCACCTTATTAGTATCCCAAGTTGATATTTTACCATTCGTCATATCATTTGTTCCAATATCAATTACATATTCAAATTCAACATATCCATCTCCAAAATTATAATTATTAATGTGTTTCGTTTGTCCACATTGTACCCCATCTATATATAATCTATAGGCCATACCAACGTAGTTACCACTATCCTCTCCTCTTGCTGTATGACATAACATTTTGTAAATAATCTGTTTTGTTCCAGATGGAGGTTTATAATTAATGTTACTTCCTGTTAAATCTTCATATGTGGTATCACTGCTTATTTCTTGTTTAGTTGTTACATTAGGAAAGGTATAAGTCCCGCTTTCTACTGTTACGCTTCTACCATCACATACACCAACAAGAGTTTCCAATATTTGACCTTGTTCTGTTGTTGTAGTTGTTGAACCACTGCTACCACTACCACCACTACTAGCTACTGTTCCCGGTTCCCAACGACTATTAGTAGCACTCCAAACCAAAGCTTGTCCGTCTGTTACTGAAGTAGAATTAAAAGATATATCACTCAACTCATTCACACTACTATTTTGTAATGTAACGGCGTGACCATCTTCAGGGAAATAACCGTAATATTGAATGTCTTCTATCCATAGATATTGATCTGTGTTAGGATATTGATTTTCTACAATCAATCTTAAATATTCAAAAGTAACAGCACTTGAAAATGTAACTTTTTGCCATATTCTATTTCTATAACTACTATACCAATTTTGTCTATAATCATAATCACTATACTGGTCACTGGTTCCATTTTGTTCGTGAACCAATGTCCAATTAGTTCCATCATTACTACCAGCAATAGTAAAATCCTTTGGTAATCTATTTGGTTGAGAATTTATAATAGCGTGATATACTTTAACCTTTTTATTGAAATTTATTTGTATCCATTCACCATTTATAGAACTGCCCCCAACTGTTGTTGATGTGCTACCAGTATATAATCCATTTCCATTATCACCATAATATTTGTTGCTTGTATTAGCAGACCAACAATGTTCTCCGTATTGTGGTCCATAAAATACAGATGCGGCATTATGGTGTGCATGTGATTGGCCCTTTTCTTCATTTACAGATGCTGTAATAACATAACCATAGTTAATTAAAGCGTTGGCTACATTAATAATAGAACGCCCGCTTACCGTTGGTCCACTACTACCACCGCCACTTGCTGATATAGTGTTTCCATCTATTGTTATATTAGTTCCTGCTATCAATGTAGTTTGTTTCGCATCCAATGCACTTTGTAATCCACTTGTTTTTGCTATTGTTAAATCGCCGTCTGATATTGTTGCTTGTTTCGCATCCAATGCACTTTGTAATCCACTTGTTTTTGCTATTGTTAAATCGCCATCATTTATTACATTTTGTTTTCCTGCTAATGAATTAGTCATTGTAGTTGAAAAATTTGCATCATCACCCAATGCTGATGCTAGTTCATTTAATGTATCTAATGCTGCTGGAGCACTATTTACCAAATTTGTTATTTCAGTTCTTACAAAAGAAGTTGTTGCTAATTGTGTAGTATTGGTGCCCGCCGAAGCTGTTGGTGCTGTTGGTGTTCCTGTTAATGCTGGAGATGCTAATGGTGCTTTACTATCTAATTGTAAAGCTTGTCCATTATTATATAGTGTTCCACTGTAACTTATATCTCCTATAACCTCTAGTTTTGATTGAGGATTAGATGTTCCAATTCCTACATTTCCTTCTACAATTAAATTTCCTGAATTATTCATATTACTAGTATCATAGTTTGGTCCGATTGCAACTGAATAATTTGTATTAAGTTTATTAATTTCTATTGGATTATATGATGTTGTAGTAGTCGGAATTGAATATTCAAACGTGTAACCAGTAGTAGATTGATTATTTCCGTATACATAAAATTTGTTATTAGCAACAGTTGCTCCGTGGCCTTGCATACCCTGTAATGTAATACTACTAGTTATTTGTTGCCACGTATATGTAGTTACATCTAAACTGTAAAAATCATTCTTTGCGTTAGGATATCCTCCATACAAATATATTTTGTTATCAACTATATCGTGTTGTGACCAAAATCTAGCAGGTGGTATTATTCCTGACAATGTTACTTGACTCCATGTATTATTTGTTAAATTAAATTCCCAACATTCTTGATCATTACCAGAACCAGAAAAGATAATTAATTTATTTTGATATGATTCCATCATAGAACCGTATCTAGCAGAAGGTGCGACACCACTACCATTATGTAATTGATTCCAAGTTGGTGTTCCTAACGCCAAATCTATTTCCCATACGTCATTTTCTAATTTATTAGTATAACCTCCAAAAATAATAAGCTTACTATTATGCATCGTAATAGATGGATCGCGACGTGCTGTTGGAGGTGTTCCACTGGTTGATACTAAACTCCAAGTAGGCGTACTTTGTGACAAGTCTAATTTATATAAATCATTATTATTGCTACCACTGTGTTGCCAACCACCAAAAACATATATTGAATTGTTGTAAAAAACTACAGCGTGTTCTAATAATGAAGAATGAAATGAACCAGTTGTGGTTAATTGTCCCCAAGTATTTGTAGATAAAGTATATTTCCATACATTATTTCTTACTGTAGAGTTATTACTATTTTCTCTTCCAGCTACAAAATAAATACCATCATTACCATCATATAGAATATCACCAAAATAATCAAACGATGGTGTATTTGTTGCATTTTTATTCACCCATTCTCCACCGCTTGTTACTGTTGTGCTAGTATTTGTAATGGTAGTTGTGATATTTCCAGCTTCCCAACGACTATTAGTAGCACTCCATACCAAAGCTTGTCCATCTGTCACTGAACTTGTATCAAAAGATATATCACTTAATTCATTCGCACTACTAGAAGACAAAGATGCTGCTGAATCACCCCATTCTAATGTTGTTCCTGATGATGGATATTTTAATACTTGTCCTGCTGAACCAGCATTAGTAGGTAATACATAATCTCCTATTTTTGCTGTTCCAGTAACGTGTAATCCATCATTTATCTTCACTACCTGATCTGATATATTTGATAATTCTACACCACTACTTAATACTAAATTTTTAGTTACTCTTACTATACCAGTTCCTGTTGAACCTAATACAACATCTCCAGTTCCTATTGTTTGAATACTAATATTATTAGAATCAGCTTCTATTTGAACTTGTCCTGTTCCAGTTCCATTAATCTTTAAATTTTGATTTGGATCAGCACCCATTACAATAGTATTTGCATCACTTTCAATTACTTTTTGACCATCTATATACAATGAACCAGGTCCAATGTAAACATCTTTCCAAACGTTATCAACTGTTCCTAATGAATATGTATTATTTGCTAATGGAACAATAGATCCCATTGTAGTTGTCGTTGTAGCAGGAACTAATTTTGTTCCATCCCATTTTATACCTTGTCCAGTTGCGATAGATGATAAATCTACATCACTCAAATCACTTACATTACTATTGTTCAAATTCACTGCTTGTCCTGATGATTCTCCTATGGCTGTTATAGTCATTCGTGGAGGTCTTACTGTCCCTTCTGGATCTCCTCCAATTGATTGAGTATACCCACCTACAGCATGGATTTCAGATTGTCGGGTAGATCCTCTTTCTCTTCCTTTCAATTTTAATGTTTTTAATGAATTCCAAGATGATATGCTATGGTTATCATAATCATCAGTTCCAGTTATATTTATTATAACTTCTAATTCATCATAAGAATCTTGATATTCTTGATTTCCTCTGAATTCTACATCTCCAAATGCGACATTATCTATATATAATTGATAACCCATATTGATATGTACGCCATCATTGATATTGGTTCTATATCTCCATTTATAAATTACAGTCTTTGTTCCAACAGGAGGTTTATATGAAATATTACTACCTGTCAAATCAACCATTGTTTCTGTTAAATCTTGACGTGCGGTTACATTTGGTAATGTATATGTTCCGCTTTCTACTGTTACCGAAGAACCATTACATATTCCCGTTAGTGTTTCTAATACTTGACCTTTTTTGGTTATGGAAGTTGCTGGAACAAGTGTTTTAGTTTTTGGATTTTCAATAGCAGTTACTGTAGATACTACACTTTCACTGTACACACTTGTTGTATCTATACAACCATTTAATATAAACTTTAATCTTGTTTCATCACCACTATTTACATATCGCGAGTGCAAATGAACAAATAATTTATATGTTACATTAGTTGTTACATTCGGTTCATCAAACACTTCTATTGTGCTATTTAATATAGTAGAACTATATTCAGTATCATATGATGCTGTTGAATATCCACTACTATCATCTGTTGACACATTAGACAATACTGTCGATGTTCCATCTACTATTTTAACAACTCTAAAAATTACATTCCATAAACTTTCATAATTAACTATCCATCTTACATTTATAACAGAATCATTATAATTCGGTGTTAAAGAAATTGCTAACTGTGTTATTTCAGTTGCGTTTGCTACTGTATCAGCAGGAACAACATCGTGTGCTATCGGATCGTAAGTATGTGTAGTATTTATTGTTTTATATTCCATATTAACTCCAATCGTATTTGTAGTTCCTGAACCACCTCCGCCTCCACCATTTGCCACTGCTGTTTGAACAAATTCTGTTGTAGCCAATTGTGTTGTATTTGTTCCTGCTGTGGCTGTTGGTGCTGTTGGTGTTCCCGTAAATGCCGGTGATGCCAAAGGAGCATATACACTTTCAATAGTAGAACCATTAGAAAACAATTGATTTGCTCCTACTAATATTTTTGATACACTTAATTCATTAATAGTTACATCATTAAATGTTTTTGTTCCTGTTACTGTTTGTGAACCGGTTAATTTCAAAGTAGTGCTATCTAAAGTAGATAATAATGTTCTCTCTGCGGATGTTATTATAGCACCAGAACCAGCACTACTTACATCACTTAAATCAGCAACACTACTTGTAGTATAAATACCATTAGTTACAGTAGAAGCATTACCTGTTAAATTACCTGTAACATTTCCTACTATGGCACTATTAAATGTTTTTGTTCCAGATATTGTTTGATTTCCCGATGTCATAACACCACCTGCTGCCAATACATTAGTTGAATCAGTAACATCAGCTCCACTTTCTACACTTGATAATTTTGTTCTTTCTGACGATGTTATAATAGCACCAGAACCTGCTGATGTTACATCACTTAATGCGGCAACACTACTTGTAGTATAAACACCATTAGTAACTGTACCAGCATTACCACTAATATTACCAGATATAGTAGATGAAAATGTCTTTGTTCCAGCTATAGTTTGATCTCCTGTTAATGAAACCTTTTCTGTTATATCTTCTTCTTCTAAATAATCTTCTGATTCATTTGCAAATATATCTTGAAGAATAGCATTTCCTGCTCCTTTTCCAGCTACATTTAATGTTAACGCATATGCTTCCCAATGTTTTAATGTCATATCCGACAAAACGTTACTATGTCCAGCTCCAAATGCGTGTTCTAATGCATTGCCAGCATTTCCTCCAGCATCATAAATACTTTTTGGAACTTTATTTTTATCTCTCTTTTTAAATTTTATTTTACCACTATCAATAGTAATCTTATGTTCATCGCCTATCCATAAAGAATTATCTGAAAGGAAAAGATGTCTAATCTTATATTCAGCATTTCCCAAGTCATATGATGCATTACTATCTGGTATTATATGACCTGTCATTGTTAACATTCTACCTGATGTAGTTGATGTAGGAACAACTCTAGTTCCGTTCCATTTTAATAAAGCACCTGTTGCTATTCCAGACAAATTAACATCTGATAAATCTGATATAGAACTAGTTGTTATATCAGTAGTTCCTCCTCCACCAGAACTAGTTACATCTGTTTGCCAGGTTAAAGTTCCATTTCCATCTGTCTTTAATATTTGACCATTTGTTCCATCTGTTGTTGGGAATGAAAACCCGCCTATACTTACAGTTCCTGTAAATGTTTTATTACCAGCAATAGTTTGATTACCAGATATAGTAACAGCATTTGGTATAGAAGCACTAATGGTAGTTCCAGATATAGATATATTTGCTCCGGCTGTTAATGTTCCCTGTTTACCATCTAAAGCACTTTGTAATCCACTAGTTTTTGCTATTGTTAAATCACCATCTGCTATAGTTGCTTGTTTTCCATTTAATGCCGCTTGTAATCCATTTGTTTTCGCTATTGTTAAACCACCGTCTGGTATTAATGATTGTTTTGAATTTAAAACTGCTTGTAAACCATCAGTTTTTGCTATTGTTAAATCTCCGTCTGCTATATTTGCGTATCCTTTTACCAATAAATAATTTCCCATTTTTCCGTGATTTCCGCATTGATAAAATAATTTTGTTGGAGTAGAATCTGTAATTTGAATTTGAACATATGCATTTGACTGTCCTTCTGTTCCTGATACTGTTACGTTTGTTGTATATTGTGATGATTTGTTTACATCTAAATAAAATCTAAAAGGATGATATGAATTACTACCATCATTCACCAAAAATTTATATGTTTTTCCAGATACAAACGTTAATATTGGAGATTCATTTCCATTTATAAAATATCCGGAACCAGATCCAGAACCATAATATGGATGAAGACTTGTTTTACTAGCAACTGTTACTGTTAGTTCTTCAGTATCTAATTTTATCATATTTGTATCTGCTTCGGCACTAATAGTATTTCCTACTATATTTATATTTGTTCCAGCAGTCAATGTTGCTTGTTTTCCAGCCAAAGCCGTAGTAACAGTAGAACCAAAATTAGCATCATCTCCTAATGCCTCTGCTAATTCATTCAATGTATTTAATGCCCCCGGTGCTCCATCTATTACATTATCCACAGCAGTTTTTACAAATGCTGTTGTTGCTATTTGTGTTGTATTTGTTCCTGCTACCGCTGTTGGTGCTGTTGGAACTCCTGTAAACGCTGGTCCTGCTATTTTTGCATTACTATCTAATATTGCTTGTAGTCCATTTGTTTTTGCTATTGTCAAATCTCCATCTGCTATAGTAGCTTGTTTTCCATCTAATGCTGCTTGTAATCCACTTGTCTTTGCTATTGTTAAACCGCCGTCTGGTATTGTTGATATTTTTGAATCCAATTGTGTTTGAATTGCACTTGTTACTCCATTCAAATAATCAAATTCTGTTGTAGATACATTACCTCCTCCAACAAAACTAGCATCTAATCTATTGGTTGCTGATAATGTTGCTTGTTTACTATCCAAAGCTGTTTGTAATCCCGATGTTCTCGCAATTGTAAGGTCTCCGTCACCAATTGTTGCTTGTTTTGCATCCAAAGCTGTTTGTAATCCCGATGTTCTCGCAATAGTAAGGTCTCCATCACCAATTGTTGCTTGTTTACTGTCTATTTGTGTTTGTATCGCACTAGTAACACCATCTAAATAATTAAATTCTACATTTGTTACATTTCCTCCTGCTATAAAGGATGAATCTAATTTATTACCGGCATTTATTAATGGTTGTTTTGTATCTAATGCTGATTGTAACCCATTCGTTTTTGCAATACTTAAATCACCATCGGCTACATTTGCATATCCTTTGACCAATAAATAATTTCCCATTTTTCCGTGATTTCCACATTGATAAAATAATTTTGTTGGGGTAGAATCTGTAATTTGAATTTGAACATATGCATTTGACTGCCCTGCTGTTCCTGATACAAATACTCCTGTTGTATATTCTGTTATCTTATCTACATCCAAATAAAATTTAATAGGGTGAAATGAATTACTACCATCATTCACTAGAAATTTATATGTTTTTCCCGATACAAATGTTAATATGGGTGATTCATTACCATTTATAAAATATCCGGAACCAGATCCAGAACCATAATATGGATGAAGACTTGTTTTACTAGCAACTGTTACGGTAAATTCTACCAAATCTAATTTTATCATATTTGTATCTGCTTCGGCACTAATAGTATTTCCTACTATATTTATATTCTTTCCTGCTGTTAAAGTAGCTTGTTTTCCAGCTAATGCTGTAGTTACAGTTGCGGCATAATTAGCATCATCTCCTATAGCGGCAGCTAGTTCGTTTAATGTATCCAATGCTCCGGGTGCTGAATCAATAACATTATTAATTGCTGTTTTTACGAATGCGGTTGTTGCTAATTTTGTAGAATCATCACTAGCTAATTGAGTTGGAGCACTTGAATTACCTGTTATTGTAATATCTTGAGTCGTAACAGTATCTGCTGTTAATGTTCCATCTATAGATATATGACCACCGTCACCTGTTAATAAAATTGTATGATTATTACTACTATTTTTTACTTCTAAATCTCTGAAATTACCTTGTCTTGAAGCTGAAATAAAATTAGTACCACCAACAGCATAGTTTTGAGCACTAATAGTATGTGCTGTAACATTCTGATCTTTCAATAAAACACTATCAATGGTTACACCTGAACCACTTGTTTTCTCACCT